CATAGAGTATGTTAGCCATCACCACCCCTTATGAACGTCATCCCGCATTATAAGCGTGCCGCCTCATCTGCACAAACTGCCTACCAGAACCGCTCGATGATCGCGTTCCAACTCCATGATCCGGCTTCGCCCGTGATATTGACGATCAATTCCTGCGTGCCGGTATCCACTACCACATCAAACTCCGCGCCGAGGATACTGTTTGTCTCAAAGTTGATCGCGGGCGTTCCTGCAAACGCAATATCCCCGCCCGGCGGGCGGAAGGTATAGCCCGTCATCTCACCCATCACATAAACCGCGAGATCGCTGCTATGCCCACTAACCTCAATCCGCCACTTGCGCGAATCACCCTCCGCGTGCGCCCATGACCATAGTTCCGTCACGCCGCCGCCGGACACCGTCATACTCGCGTGAATGATATCCTTGCCGTCGCCAACCCCACCGAACCACTCACGGGCATCCACGTAATCCGTCGCCACGAACGGCGCGGCGGTCTGATCGGTCACCAGCCGGATTGCCGCCAGCCGAATACCGGTATAAACGATCCCCGCGATCTCCTCCGCGCCCATCACATCGTCATCATCAAAGTCCGCACCGTCCGTCACCTCCAGCGTGCCCGTTCCGCTATTGACCCCAATCAGCACCCATCGTTGCATTTGCGGGTCAGTCGGAACAGAGGCCGTCAGATCGAGCGTATCACCTGCGAAATAGGCCCACGCGCCGTTCAGCCGGTAGAAGAATGGCAGCGCCCGTACACTCAGCGGATCGGTGGAATCGGGAACAACAAGCCCCGGCTCAAGGCGCATCGGCTCAATGTAATCCGGATTGCCCGACGTGAATCGGTGGCTGTGCGGCGCAACCCCCGCGTAGTATTTCGACTTCATGAACTCCGCAGCCGCGAATGAGTCAAGCCGATCTACAACCGGCTCACGTCCGGGATAATAAGCGACGCTGACCGGGAAGCCTGTTACCAGCGGCGCGACGAGATTGATTGCGATCACACGGCCCTCGTCCACGGTAACGTAAATACGCGGCCCGCCGCCCTGCACGGAGACATCCCACGTCCCATCCGGTCGCTGAAATCCTACCGTCCCTTGCCGCCGCTCTACCGTCGTTTCATTGATGCTCTGCGCCAGCGCGGTGGAAAGCTGGCGCTCAAAATTATTCTGCATCAGACCTCCGCGACGTAATCGGTCATATCGAACTCCACAAAGCGGGGGGTATCACAATTCATGTGCTCAAACGCATCCATGCCGGGGTAGAGCCGCCAGTCATCCGGCCAGTCATCGGGTAACGAGGCAAAGAAGCTGCTTCCCCCGTCCCCGCTGATTAGAAGTTTGATCTGCTGTACACCGCCGTTCGTTCCCGTTAGCGTATCGGTCTGCTGCTCATAGACCGCGATCACGTTGGGGTTTAGACCGAAGCCGACGGTCGTCCAGCGATTAAAGGGCGTCTCCCAATCAGGCTGTCCCTCGACCGTATGGTAGGCGGCGGACGTGAACCCGTTAATACTGCGGGCCACCCGCGCATCCCCGTTCGTATCCCGGCTGCCATCAGTTGTGTGCCGGGAGACGACCGTATAGATGATTGACCCGTCATGCGGGAATGCCCACACGCCGCGCTCGGAAGATGACCACGGCTTGTAGGTAGATGACCCTTCAAAAACGGGACTCCATGTATCCCCGTCATCATCGCTGAACAGGACAGACGGGCTGTCATAAGGAAATGCCGTTCGGTATGTCATCCCCGCCCCCGGCTGATAGGCGTAAAGCTCCTTTGCCGAGTTGTTGAGGTTAGGCGATCCGTCCCGCCGCGTGAACGGGATATAGAGCCGCAGATTACGCCCGTCCCCAACGGGGGTATAGTAGTCAGGCAGCGTGATCGTACTCAGTTCCGACCAAGTCCGTCCGTAATTGACGGACTTGAAAATACGCCCGTGCCAGCGATAGGTATCAGGTGCGACCGTCTCAATTGTGACGTCCCGCAGCACATAGAGCCATCCTGCGCCACCGACATTGTGATGAGATAACTCAAGGGTGGCGGACATCATTCCGGGCGCGGGGTAGGATTCCTCCGGCCACGATCCGGTATCAATGACCGACTCCTTCCATGTGCGCCCGTAATTCGTGCTGTAGGAGACGTACCGGCTCGTCCCGATACGCACCACCATATACCCACGCCGGTTGGTGGACATTCGGAGGCAGCCGAGCAGGTACTTTTCCGGCCCACCCGGACCGGAAAAGTACCGGGAGTGCGCGATCTCCGCGTAAGTGGCCCGCTGCACCCATGTAGGGGACGTGGCCCACAGATTGCGGCATTCATATAACCCGTTCTGGGTAAGCAGGAACTTGCGCGCCGGATTATACGGATCAGCCGCGTATCCCCTGATCGCCATATTCACCCCGCCGCCCGAAGGCAGCCCGTTTGAGACGTTCTCCCACCGCACGCGGCTTTTTGAGATATCAATCATCCCACGCCAGACGCGGGGCTGATCGCCGCCCTCGTAATTGAGAGATACACCGCAGTTCGTCATCACGATCTTGGTCGGGAATAGCGGCTCGGCATCCGGATCGGGATTGTAGTTCCCGAATGGGTAGGGTACGTCAAAATAAACGCTCGGTTCGGGGTAAGTGATAGAGATGTTCCAACTCCAATCCGGATCGGTTTCCAGATTATCCGTCAGGATCGGCACAGTCTCGCCCGGTAATCCCGTCGTCAGCGGCACAAGCACGAACGTCACATCCTTGATCAGTCCGGTCTCCAACTTGCGCCATGTGCGCTCAATCCCCTTGACGGTATATGCACCGGAAAAGCCAACGCCTCGCGGATCGTAGGTCGAATCGAGATTGAGCCAGACATACCATGCGTTCCAGTCGCGGGCGGGGTCGAAGATATCCAGCGCCGGATTGACGGGCAGCCGAAGTTCCGCTGTCGCATTATTTTGGATCGCCACCTCCTGCCCCGTCTTGCGATTCAAGTCGTTCTGGTCAGTCACCATGAACACCGGGCCGGAAGATTTATTGATACCCTGTGCCTGCGCGCTCTTGCCCCACGTCGAGCGCAGCGCCGTTGTCTCACCCGTCGTGTAATTAATACACCACCCGTCACACGTCAACTGGCCCACCTGCGGGCGGAAGTTCTCCGTGATCGCTACGTCCCCCACCACGTCATCATCCGTCAGAATGATGCGCCCCGCCGTCCACGCCTCACGCCAGTTGACTTCCTCGCTGGATTGGTTACGAGACACGTAGAGAGACCCGTCGGAAGCAGAGCCAAAGATTCCGCCCATCTGCGCCACGATCTCATCACACATCGCGCCAATGGATGCCGCGCTGGTAGACTGCTGCCCACGACGGCGCACGGACTCATCATATTGAGGGATGAAATCGAAGATCGCCAGCGCATTAGGGCAGTGATAGTGCAGGATATACCAGATGAAGTTCTGCGCCGTCCCAAGCCCGCGCAGAATCTCCGACCAGTTGGCGGGAGAGGCCGACTCTATGAATGCCTGCGGCGCACACGCGATCTCCTGTAACAGAGAACCCGGCCCTTTGGTCTCGATATCCAGCAGCGGGTGATCGTTCTCATACGCCCGCCGCACTGAGGCGATCAAGCCCGCATACTGATGAACCGCATACTCCACATCAGGCGCGCGGTATTCTGAGAAGAAAACTGCGCCCCCGTCCGGTAGCGGAATATCATTCGTCTGCCCGTGCAGCTTAAAACTCATATCCCGCCCGCGCAGATCATTCCGGTCAGATACAATCTCGACAGCCGCCGTCTCAGAAAGCGCATCAAACGCCCCGCCGATGGTATTTATCCACACCGGGCGGTAGGCCGTATGCGATCCCGAATAGATGTTGAACACGGTACAGGCAATGAGATAGAAGCCCGGCTCGAAACGCACCTCGATTTCGCCTGAATTGAGCGCTCCGCCCACCAGCGTTGCGCCCGCAGGCAGGGGGGCGAACTGGTAGGTCAGCGCCCCGCCGCGCAGGTCGTAACTGCTCTCATTCGCCCGGAACGTGAGCGTTGCCGTCCCGTTGATCGGGTCAACAAACGCCTGCCGCCACGAGCCGAGGTTACATTGCGGCGGCGGAAGCGTCCCCTCGTTGATATAGGCGCGGTCAAATGACTTGTAAAACACGCCGCTTCGGATCGCGGAGAACAGCGTCCACAACGGCATATAGTCATAGATGACGACCCGCGCATCATCCCCGATATACCGCTGCGTCAGCACACTCCGCCCGGCGTCCCCGGACACGCGGGCGTCAATGTACAACCGATTCACGGTCGGCGTCTTGCGTACCACGCCCGTCAACACTTCCTCGCCGTCGGGGTTATGAATAACCACCATCTGCCCGGCCTTCGCCGTCAACCACCCGCCGCTCGTGTTGGAAACGACCAGTTCGGTGATCGGCGGAATGAAGGTCGTCTGATCCACGTTGGCGGTAGCGACCTCACGCAGCGGCCACGCGTTCAGCGCATAGTTCGTCTGCGTGAATGGGTTACGAAGCTTCTCAAGCGCGTCTGCCGAGTAGTATTCATCCATCAGGACACCACGATCCCGTCAAACTGAAGGCTCTCATCGGGCGGAATGATCGAGTCCAATTCAAAGGACGGGGTAACGGTCGGTTCGCCGAACCCGCCGCCGCCAGAGAACCCCTCCACCGCGATCCGCTGGCGAATGGGAGCCAGCCCCGTGAAGATCATCTCAAGCCGCGTGAACCCGCCCATCCCCGCCTCGCCCGCGTCCTTAAACATTCGAATCTGCGCGACCGCGTTATATAACCCCCATCGGTTGAACGCCCGATCAAACGTCCGCAGGGATACGCGGGCGCTTGGCGCGCCACCCAACACCGTTTCCAGCAGATAAGCCGTCATCCCCGGCGTGAGCCCCTGCCAATGCCATTTCAGGTTCGTCCGGCCAAGCACGAACAGGCGGTTACTGAGCGATTCCACCATGTCATACCCGCGTTCGATAATGTCGCTCTCCGAGTTCGGGCGAATCCAGTCAATCCCCGCGACCATATCCGCCGTGCGCGGGAAGTCCTCAATCGCATAGGCGGCGGTCATCTCATCCTCATACAGCGTGCCCGGCGTCAGCCAGAACCCGGAATAGGGTAGCGCCTGCATCATCCCTCCTAATACGTCGGCACACGCACGCCGGACTTGGCGTAGCTGACCGCCGCCACGATGCTCTTTTGCAGCGACGTCATCTGCGTGTTGAATTGTGACTGAGAGACGCCCGCCAGATTGACGTTGCCGAAGCTGATCGTTGTCTTGCCCGTCCCGAAGCTGCCCGTGTAACCGCCCTTCATGGTGTACCCGCTCATCGCCGCCTGCATCTGCCCGGCCAGCGAGTTAATCATACGCGGCACGCTGTTGATCATATCCACGACCGGGACAATCACCGAGGTCTTGAACGCGGAGACGGCCACACTGCCGCCCGATTGAATGACCGCCAGCATCTGATCCTCGCGCTTCTGATAGGCTTCCAACTGCTTCTTGTGCGCGGCGGTCATATCCGCCAGTTCCTGCGCCAGCGCCGCCTTGCGCTGCTCACGCTCATACTCACGGGCCTCCTTCGTATCCGCCGCCGCCAGCGCGAAAGCGTCTATCGCGGCCTGCCGTTCCTCGGCCCATTGCGCCTTCAGCCCGGCAAGGTTCTCCACATGCGCGGCGTACTTCTCGGCCTGTTCTTCATTGAACTGCGCCAGCCGTTCAGCCTTCTGCTCCGCGAACGCGAGACGTGATTCTTCCCGCGCCTCACGGGCGTTCTCACGGATATCCGCGATCTGCGCGTCCAATGCCTCACGGCTGGCCTGCCGTTCCTCAGCCCATTGCGCCTTGCGCTCATCCGCCTGTTCCTTCGCCTGCGCCGACGCCTCGCGTTCTTCTTTCTCAAACGCCCGCTGCGCGTTGATGAAGCTTACGATGTCGTTGTTAAGCTCCGCCTCCTGCAGCGTCGCCCCCAGATCGCGCAACCGGCGCAGCCGTTCCTTTGCGTTCTCCTTGTCCGCCTTCTCAACCTCTTTGGCGTAATTCTCAGTCGCCTCAATCTCGCTCTTCATGAATGACTCGCGGGCCTTGCCGATCTCCTTCTCGACCGCCGCCGCCTCTTTCGCCGCCTGCTTGTCGTACTCGATCTGCGCCTTCGTTTCATTTTTTACAAAGTCCGCCGCGTCGCGGGCCGTCTGTTTCATGAAGTCCGCCACCGCGTCATTGATGCGCTTGTAGCCGTCATCCGTAATCCGGCGCAGATTGCGCGTATGCTCCCGCAGGGCCAACTCATCTTCCCGCCGGTTGCGCTCCGTGATGGAGACTGTTTCCCGCCGGTTGCGTTCGGCGTAATCCCGCAGCGACTGCGCGAACTGGTCGGTGGCCTGCGCCGCCTGTTCACGCACCGACGCCAACTCCTCTTCGGCGTTCTCAACCTCGCGCAGCGCCGCCGCCCGCCGCGCCTCAGCCAGCGCACCCCCCTTCATGTCCCCCTGCATGACGCCCAATGCGGTGGACAGGCGGTCGGCCTCTTTCGTGTCCTCCTCGATGATGGCCGCCATGCCCTCAAGACTGGTGTACGCGCCGTCAGACGCATCCATCAGATCGGCGGTGGATTGTGCGGTCTGCGCGTTCAGGCGGAAGTGTGCCTGCGCCGCATTAGCGACGGCTACCGCCAGCGCACCTGAACCTGCGGACAGATTATGAATGACGGCCTGATCCGCCTGCGCCGCCTCTTCCTGCGCCGCCTGTACGGTGGCAAGGATCGCGCCATACTCCGCCGTCTTGCCGCCGAGCGAATCGATCTGATTCTCCACGCCCTCGATGTGCGCCCGCAACTCCTCCTCGGTCGCGCCGGACGCCACCAGCCGCTCCCACTCAGAGAGCGTGTCGCTCATCGCCCGCGTATCGTCAATCTCTTTTTGCCGCTGCTCAGCCTGCGCCTGAAGCGCGGACGTAATCGCGCTGATCGCCAGCGTCACCGCCGCCGCCACCAGTACCAGCGGGCCGAGTGAGGTCACAAACGCCGTCACTCCGACCGCCGCCCCCTTCGCACCGCCGCCCGACGCCACATAAGCGGCGGTGGTGGCATTGATCACGCTCTTAACCCGGTCAATCACCGGCCCGGCATCATCCGCCGCGTCCACAAACTCCTGCGTACCATCCGCAAAATCCTTGACCGACTGAACGGCATCGCTGATCTTCTTGGGGACATCGGCATCGAACTTGGCCGTATATGCGCCGACGCCGGAGACGGAGGATGAGATGATCTCCGGCGTGGTGTACCGCCGCCCCGTATCCGGGTCAATATCGCGGCCTGCTCGCGCCGCCCGTTCCGTCTCATCGGCCACGCCCGCCGCCGCCTGCCGCAGCAGATTCAGCTTGCGCTCGCCGATCTTGATCTGCTCGTTATAGGCGATCCATTCTTTCGCGGACAGCGCCTGCGTCTGCGCCTCGCGCAGCGATTCCAGCTTCGCTTCAAAATCATCGAGCGAGGCTTTCGCCCGTTCCGCAAAAGTTAGAAAGTTATTTTTCCTGCTGCCAAGCAGCGCCGCGCCAAGCCCGCCATTGCTCTGCATGGTCAGGATGGTTTTCTGCGTGCCCTTAAGCGAATTATGAACGCCCAGAACAGAACGGGCGGCGGCCTCCCCGCCCTCGGCTCTCAACTCAAGGATTGTCGTCGCGTCAACCATGCTGCCTCCGTTCCCCCGTAGTATACACTAAACAGCCCGCCCGCTTGTGCAGGGTTGCGGTTTCGGTTAGACTATAGGCAATAGGTACACGGGAGGCATAACATGGCTCAGGTAACAAAAGGCGCGGGACACGGCCTGTATAAAATCGTCGTCCAGAAGACCGGAACATACGGCAACAGCTACGGCACGGGCGGGCAGGGCATCTCGAACGGCACGACGGCGCAGAGCTATGTGCTGCACTATCCGAAGGGGGCGACGCTTCCCGTTCCCGACCGCACCACGATTGACTTCACCGGCGGCGATTCGTGGATGACCAGCTTTCAGTACGGCATCAACTCGCTCGGCTCATTTGACATCACCGCTGCTGACGTGGACGCTGCCTTCAACGCGCTCATCACCGGCACGCTGGTTGACCAGATCAGTAATCAGGCGTGGACGCAATTCACCTACGATGAACTGAACAAGATTCGTCCGCAACTGAGCATGATGGTCATCTGGCGGCTGCAAAGCACCGAGGCGGACACGTTCGGCAATACCTACTATCTTCACACCATCTACCCCCGCGTCCTGATCGCTCCGAAAGGCACGACCGGCGCGCCCGCCTATCAGTCCGCAGGCGAGGCCACCTATCAGGTCACGCCCGCCACCGCAGGCCGTGACATCACCGGAGTTCCCTTCGGAGCAAATCTGAATGCGACCGGCAATACGCTCGTGAGCTATCAGATTATCGCGGACAACCCGCTGTACATGGTCTCACAGCGCGTCAGCGGCGCGACCGGCTCCGTCATCAGCAGTTACCGCCCCGCCGTGACAACCGTTGGGACTGCGACCAACACCAAGAATCTGCTCGTTAAGTTCGTGGAATCAACGGGTGTCGCTACCGCAGGCGTGGCGGATACGGTCACCATCGCAACCGGAACGTTTGCCTTCGGAACGGCGCTCACTCCGGCTGCGGGGGATATGATCCACATCCTGCATGAGACGCAGTATGTCCCCGTATAGTGGCCGCGTCAACGCGGCGGGTGAAATAGAGTGGCCCGCCCAATTCGCCAACGGTGATGCATTTCGCCGCTGCGAGGGGATGGTCACCGTAGACATGGGGGGCGGCCTTTTTTACGCGCTGCCCCCCGGCGTCTCACTTAGCCCGGAAGCCCACGCTGAACTTGTCACCGCCTTTGGAGAGGAAGGCCCGCATGCCCCTGAACACACCCCCCCGATCCACGAAGAAGCAACCATTCCTGTACGGAATGATCGTCGCGGAGTTCGCGGCGGCACGAACCCCACTGGGTGACTTTCAGGCGGAAGACACGGCGGCGCTGGTCGCACGGGTGCTGAACCGGCCTGCGGAGGACGGGTTTAGCACTATTGTGGCCGAGCTAATCGTTTACACGCAGGACTGCACCTTCCATTGGGAGGCGGGCGCGCCTGCCGAATGGCGTGAATTTGAGACGTTCTGGAAGATGATCGCCGCCGGTGACGTGGAGACAGCCGTTGCCCACTTCGCCGCCCGTGTGGATAACATCGTCTTTACCGGGGCGGGCAAGAAGGCGCTCGGCTGGTATGACGCATTCAAGATCGCATCACGCCCCTATACCCCTCCCGCCGAGTGGCGGCCACTGGCAGAACTCTCCGAGGCCGAGCAAGCCGACCCTTTATCCTAGCGCGACGGCGGGACGTCCGGCTGGCGCTTCTGGAATGGCTGCGTATCCCCGATTCCGACTCCGTGTACGGGATCGGGGATGACTGGTCATTTGATTACCCCGTTGAGATCGTCAAGGTGGCGTGGAATATGTGGCGTAACTCCGATTACGCTCACATGCCGTCCTATGAGGATGTTGCCTCCCAAGACCCGGCGTGGGTCAGTGATCTGATGCTGATGGATCAGCTATTCCGCTGGAAGAATCCTAAAAAAGACAGCGCCGCCCCACAAGGAGACGGCGCAATGCATTTCGGTGACATTAACGTGCCGATGCCCTGACACGCAAAACAAACAGCGCCCTCCTGCAAAGGGCGCTGCTGCCTGTGGCTTCCAGTCCACAGATCGACAAAGGGGCCGTCCACTCACAGTATAATTCAGCCAGGCCCTCGCATCCAAATACGAATAGGCCCGACTCAGAAGCTCTCGCGTGCGGACGTAACTTAGCCTAGAGGTTTCGAGCGTGATCATGGCGCGGTTCAGGCTGTGGATCAGGTTGCTCACGCTGTTCAATTCGTCCGGCCTGTCGATCCTGAGCAGACGGCGCGTGGCCGACAGAACCGAGACGGTGCGCGCCATCCTGTCGTGGACGCGATCCGTGCAGTCCTCGTTCGGCCTTTCGTAGCCGAAGTTGTTAATGACGATGATCGCGGCCTGCAACTCGCGCATGGCAAGGCGATACGCCTCGTCGATCTGCACTGCCTCGCGCACGTCCATCAGAGGCCCGAAATCAGCCCATTGAGAATGCTGGCGGCTGTTCCTGACTTGCGAACGATCAGCCCTCTGATCTTTCGCTGTCCAGCAGCATCGCTTGGGTTCGACGCCGCGAGACGCGCTGCATCCGCGAGGCTCGTGATCACCTCACGCAGCATCGCCGTGCGGTGCGCAAACCGCGAGTCGTTAACCCACATGCGCTGTACGCGCACGAGGGGCTTGATCGCCTGAGCCAGAATGGCGCGCGCGGCATCGGTATCAAGGCTATTACCCATGAACAACGATGACATGCCACCAAGTGCATCAAGGCTCGCCTCAAGCTGGCGATACCCGTATTCATCCTGAGTGCGCCCCTTCATCGAACGCATGCTGCGGAACGGCACTTTCGGCTGGCCGCCCCCCATCCAATCGTTCTTGATCGACTTTCGGCTTTTGGCCGCTCCGGCCTTGCGCGCGATCACCGCTGCGATGGCCGCAGCCCGCTTGATTTCAGGGATCAGGGCAGGCAGCTTCTCGTTATCGAAACTGTCGAAGCCGGGGTTGCGCACCTGCGCCCACTCGGCGTACTTCTTGGCGCGCGCGAGCGGCGAGAGAACGCGGTTCACATACTTCACCAGTTGCGCGTCGCCCCTGTCTCGGAGCATTTCAGAGACGTCGTTCCACAAGTCGAAGGCGCGCGACGCATCCTGATACACCACGTGCGCCCCGCGCTGCCCGTCCTGCAGGAACGTGATGATGGGCCGGAAGTAGGACGAGCCTTCAGCAATCTTGGCGTTGATATCGCCGGTGAGCGCCTTCATTCGGTTCCCCTCCGTTCCATAAGGAACTTTGATCTCCATCATCAGGTTATACATCTGCTGCGACGCATCCCGAAGCAGCCGGGGCACGCCCTTCCAATCATTGCGCCTCAACCCCTCCTGTGCGATCCGCAGCTTGGTGACGACTTGCTGAACGTCGGCCCGCGCCTGTTCATCATAGGCGAATGGAAACGCCAGCCCCAGAAGACGCTCCACCTCCTTAATGTCACTGAGCAGGAGATGCGCGTTGGCCTCCGTATACACGGCTGGCCCCATCACGGCGAAACGACGCGCCCGATCCAGTTGCGCGTAGGCCATCTTAAGCAGTCCGGTAAATCGTCTGTCCGCCATCGTCCGTTACCCCTTCATCCTATACCCGCTTGCCCAAGTAGGTATATGTACGGCTCAGTATATCGCGCACCTGCACGTAGCTGGCGGTGGAAGTCTCCAGTGTGACCATTGCCCGCGTCAGATCACGGATCAGTATCCCCACCCCCGATTCTTCATTGGGCCGATCAATCCGCAGTAGCCGCCGCGCCGATAGCAGGTAGGACACTACGCGAGACATTCGGTCGTGAATACGGTCGGTGCTATCCTCGCTCGGCCCTGCATACGCCGCGTGACTGATCACCACAAGCGCCGCCTGCGCCTCGCGCATGGCCCGCTGATAGGCCGCGTCAATTTGCACCGCCTGCCGGACGTCCATCAGATCAACTGCTCCATCGCGGTCATCATCCATTCAACTGAGATCGTCATGTCGCAGCCCCAGAACTCATCCTCGCCCCGCGTCAGGACGTTGACCGGCCCTCGGTTCATCCGCCCCCACCGCACCCCACGCAGCGCGGGCAGGGCGGCGGGCGCACGGCCTAACAGGTTACTCATGGACAGATTCGGGCGGGCATGGAAATAGCTCAACAGGGCGTCCGTGATCGTCCGTACCTTCAACTCAGACTCCGCCTCGTCATTGCCCGTTCCGAACTTCGGGCCGATCAGGTAGAGCCGGTACGTCTCAACCGGCATCTGGATACTGGCGGCCACCGCCGGATACTCCGCCGCGTCCACCTCGACGATCACCGCCGGGCGGATAAGCGTATCCAACGTCTTCTGAAACGTCCACGCCGTATACTCAATCTGACTGCTTGAGTCAAATGCCATCGCCGCCAGCCGTTCAGGAACGGTCAGGATTCCCGTCGTCATCCCCACCCCACCGCTTTGACGTACCGCTTCAGAATGGCGGTGATGTCGGCGGGCATGGCGATCTGAACGCCCGCGCTCATATCGCTGACCCCCTGCCGCCCGCCCACGCTGTCATCGGCGTCCTTCCACGTTTTGGCGATCACCAGACACGCCTCGCGGATCTCCTCATGAACAGACCACCGCTCAATGACCGCGCCTTCGGTGTGCGCCGCAGCCAGACTGCCGTGTACCCCGCGCACGACCGTAACGGGAGTTGATGCCACGTTACTGCCCACCGCCGTACACCAGAGCAATTCATCCTCAACCCGCAGGAGTTGCCCCTCCTCAAGCGCGGGAGTGACCCCTGCGCCGTCCGCGCCGTAGGCGTTGGTCACCGTGATCGTCGTGGCTGACGCCGTGACGCCGCCCGCGCCAATCGCGTTGCGCGTATCAATCCACGCGCCGCTACCGTACCGCTCGTTGTAGCCCCACAGCCCGGTGACGAAAATCTGCGGCTCGCGCCACAACCAGCGGCTTCCCGAATACGGGCCTGCCCACGAGTTGGGGTAGGTGAGCCGCAGCGCATATTTAGGCGACTTGTTGAAGTCCAGTGTGAAGTAATCCAACCCCGGCGCAAGGACGGTAAAGGCCAGCAAGCCCACCGTTACGCCGTTATCATGCGCCGCCGCACGCGTCTGATGCGCGCCCCGATCCACCGTCAGTACCGCGCCCGCCACCGCCCGGACGCGCACGATCTCCTGCTCAATCAGCAACATCGCGCCGACCGCGATCCCCGTCGCGTCCGCCACCGTGAGCGCCCCACCCGTGCGCGTGATCGCCCCGGCCAGCGTCGTCTCCCCGTCCACCGCCCCGTTCGCCGTCCGCACATCCTCGGCGTCCAGCAGATCGGCGTCCAACAGCAGATCGTCAAACAGAAGCCCCCGATTACGCAAGTCTGCGTAAATAGTGGGGACGCCGTACATGCGCGTTTCGTGGAAGGGGTAGAAGCGGCGGCGGGTGGTGGCATCAATATACTGCGTGGCCCGCGCCAGATAATCCCGGACGAGCCGATTACCTCCCGTGCTGAAGGGTTGACTGACCGACTTCATGCGACTGAAGTCGGTCAACGTGGCGTAGGGGAGCATTTATGCACCCAAGAATCGCATCTGTGTCTGGCGAATATCTGACGCCATCCCCTGAACATTATTGCGCATTGACTGGAATAACCACCTGATATCGCGCCCGAATCTGTGATCATGGTTGCGATGGATAACCTCAAGCTCTCTGACCATCCTCGCCAACTGCTTACGCATATCCCGTTCCAACCTCGCCGTGTCATTGGGGCGCGACAGTCCGAAATAGCGCCCGCCCGTCTGCATAGAGGCGGCGAACTGCGCCATACGGGAGAGAGGACGCATTACCGCCCGCGCCCCGTCATAAAGTTGGGGGTTTCCTGCCAACTCCTGCTTCTCCCACGCATTCAGCGCGGCCAGAGATTGCTGAATTGCCTGCCCGACAACCTCCGCAAACGCCTGCGCCCCGCTACCCTTCACGCGACGCTGGTAATACATATTCATGTGCGTCATGCTCTATCTCCCTGTTATGGGGGCGGGATATATCCCGCCCCCATGCAACTTACTCAGGCCGCGAACCGACCGCCGTGATATAGTCCACGTCCATTGAGATAGCCGCCGAGGTGAGCGTCGTGATAGACACCCACGGTGAAAGCAGCGCGGTGGCCGTGACCGCGTTAGCGATGTACGCCTTCAACACGGGCGTCTTGCCCGTAAAGAAGAATGCGTTACCTGATGCGTCAATCGCCACCGTCAGATAGTCGAAGGCGGTTGACGGCGCAACTCCCGTGATTGCCGCCGCTTGCGCTGCGGCATTCTTGGCGGTCAGTGCATGATAGGTCGTGAGCGATCCGCCCGTATCCCATCCGAATACCGCCGCGTCCGCTGATGCCGCGCTCGTGACCCCGGCCAGCGTCATAGCGGTGAATGCGCGCCCGCTGGTACGCGACAGTGCATTACTCCAACCCACCTCGACCGCACGCGCCGTCACGGCGGACACCTGCGCAACGCGGGCCGAGAACACCAGCAGCCCATTTGAGGGCTTCCAGTGCAGGCCGAGCGCGTAGGAGAAATGGTTATTGGCCGTTGCACCCGTCGTTAGTCGAACAACGCCACTGGCCTGCTGATTAAGCGCCGTACTGCCCCCGCCCGTATCCGTAGACCACGTCGCGTTGATCGCGTCACCGAGGAAGTCATCCCCGAACCCGATGAACTCAGGTGCGATAATCCCGCCCGCAAGCACCTGCTGCGCGCCGCGCCATGCGTGCGTCGTGTCAATACCCGCCTGCTGTCCAAACCGCAGGGAGTCTCCCCCCTGCGGAATGGCGACATTCGTGTTGTAGCTCATGGCCGTAGTCCCCCGTTACGAAACGAACCGGCGAGTGACCCACCCGGCGTCATACGTCAGTCCGCCTTCGCGCCGCAGGGCCGTCTTGATCTCAATCAGCGACGCCGTGCCCGCCGTGCGAACGAACTTGGCCGAAAGGTACTGCTTGGCTGACGTGAGCGCCTCTGGCGTAACCTCCAGCGTGGCGACCTGCGACGCGCCCACCGCGATATCGGTCGTGACATCGGCTGCGCCCGTACCAGAGGCGTCCGAGGCGATGGTGGCGTTCAGCGCGAAGTTGGCCGACGCGTGCCCGACCGCCACATAGATGACCCGTTCACACGACCCGAAGATCAGGCTGAACGACTGCGTATAATCGCCGCTGAGATTGCTGCCCAGAACGCGGACGAGATTCTGTTCACCGAACGTGCGCTGCTTCATGACTCATTTCTCCCTTTCTGGCTGCCTTAGGACAGCGCCACCTTCAGAACCTTGAGGGCGGCGGGCTGGATGACCTGACCACCGATGCGGGCGCGACCGAGGAACAACACCTGATCCTGCACGGCGTAGGAGCTGTCATCGAACCGGCGAACCGAGAACTCGACGCGCTTGCCGATGAGGTAGGCACGGCTCAGATCGCCGTAGATGATCGGGAACGCGCCCGCGCCGATGTCGGAGGCGAACTCGTTATAGACAATCGGGCGGCCCAGCAGCGAGGTGGCCACGCCCTGATTGAGGCCCGTGTCGTCACCCCACAGATAGCGGCCCTGCCCGTCCTTCAGCTTGCGGACAACCGCAGCCGTGTTCGAGTTCATGTACCACTTGCCACGCGCACGGTAGCCGGGCGGCATGTGCAGGGTGAGGTCGATCAGCGGATCGCCGCTGACAATGTTGGTCGCGTTGCCGGAGGCCACGTACCCGCCCACGGTGGACACGCCGGTTGAGGCCGCGCCGCTGACCCGCGTGTCATTGACGATGCCGCGCATCTTGCCCTGCCCGTTGCCCGACCAGAGCAGCGTTTCATACTCGACGGCCACGACCTCAGAGAACTGCTCGGTGAGCGTTGCCTGCAAGTCAAAGGCCACATCCTCAAGCGCCGAGTAGGTGGCGGTCGTGGACACGAGCATCACATGGATCGGGAGTTGAATCTGCGCGAGTCCGAGTTCCGTTACTGCCGACTCCGCCTGATTAGCGGGGCTTTCACCCGGCCACTTCGCCGAACCGGGGTAGGCACGGCGGGCGTCGGTCGTGATCAGATCGGGCTGAAGGATCGTGTCGCTCGTGGTCGTGCGAACCTTGCACTCCGACGCCATCGTGGCCTGAACCATGATGTTCTTGTTCAGTTCGCTCACGAAGTCATCCGGCACGCCAAAACCCACCGAGGCCGCGTTACCGATGTTCAGCGCCTTCATCGTTCCGCCCGCGCTGGTGTAGCTGTCCGCCGGATTGCGGTCAATCACCACACCCTTCTGAAGGATGGTGCGATCCTGCGCGCTCATACGGGCCTCGCCGTAGCGGATGTACGCCTTGAACGCACGCGAATACGCGCCGGGCTGATCGGCAGCGTCGCGGGTGACGGACAGGCCGCCGTAGGCTTTCATGCCAACCATCCGCTGACCGGGCGATTCCTGCCCTTCCAGACGGGCGACATAGTTCTTGAGTGCGGCGATCTGACGGTTCTGGCTCACAATGCTCCCTCCACCGATGAGTGACTTGCGCCCACGCGAACGGCGGGAACGACGAGCCGAAGCAAAGGCGAAATCCTCGTCCGCCAGCAGCGCGTCCTCATCCGAGAGCAGCGCAAGGTCATCATCGGCCAACAGCGCGTCCTCATCCGAAAGGAACGCATCCTCGTCCGCGGCGAAGGCGAGGTCGTCGTCCGCGAGGAACGCATCCTCGTCGGCCAACAGCGCGTCCTCATCGCTGGCGAAGGCGAGGTCGTCGTCAGCCAGCAGCGCGAGGTCATCGTCCGCGGCGAAGGCGAGGTCATCGTCCGCGAGGAATGCATCCTCATCGGCCAGCAACGCGAGATCGTCGTCGGCGAGGAACGCCGTCTCCTCACCCTCCATCATTGCGAAGTCTTCTTCTTCGGCCATCGCATCAATCTCGGCCTTCGTCGGATTGTGGATGCCCATGCTGCGCAGGGCCAGAATAGCCTTGCGCTTGGCAGCCTTGCTTGCGTACATGCTCATCTCTCCTTGCTCGTCCAATGCCTTCAACCCATCCATGCTGATCAGGAAGCGGCCCACCTCGTCTTGAGCGCCGAGAATGGACTTCAGTGCGCGCACGGTCGTCTTCGCAGGTTGTGCTGGCGTCGGGGTCACCGATCCCTCAATCAGCGGCCAGACAAGGATCTCCCCATCCGGCGCGATCTTGACGAGATGATCAACGCTGCCCGACGACCACCCGAACTGCTTAGCAGAGACCATGTCGTAAACCTCACGGCCATAGGTATCCGCCATATTAAGCTGCGCCTGTATCCACAGACCGATATCATCGATCTTGTGGGCTTTAATCCGGCCAATCGGGTCAAGCCCGACCGCGCCATCCAGCCCGTGGTGATACAGCACAGGGCGATCTTTAAACCAGTCCAACCGCAGGTCGGTGCGCTTCGTGAACCACTGCCCCTCCAAGTCCGTATCCTGATTGTTCCCGAAGGAGATCAGATACCCCTCGATGAGACCGTTGCCACGAGCAACCGCCTTGACTGTGCGACCCTGTTTGTGGACGAGCAGCCCGTTTGAGAAAGCCACGCTCACGCTCCTGAACCTTGCCCCTTAGCGTAACACAAAAACGGCGCGGTACGCAAACCGCGCCGTCCGGGGACGTACCCGCGCTATACGCGCCTGCGTAAAAACAGGGCGCGCATTACATTCCACGCCGCCGACATAGACCGGGTGGCCTGCGTCACAAATTCTTTCTCCGTTGCCGACGCGCCGGTATTCTGTTCGGCTCGCCGCGCCGCATCCACCGCCCGCTTCAAGTACCACAGCGCATCAGCGATCCGGGGCTGGATATGCGGGTTACGCACCAGATCGCCCGCGAAGTTCGTCTCTTCCAACTCGCGCATCGCATCCGCGTAATAGTCGAGGCGATCATCGGTATTCTGCATCGCCGAACCCTTCGTCGCGCCGCGCATGGCGAGGACGAGGTGACGTCCCAACTTATCCGTTGCCGGGATTTTCGTCGCCATCATTACACGCCTAGTCCGGTTTTCCGATATACCTAATCAGATCAGCCTCAATCACCGCCGCTAATCTGGCGGCCTCAATCAGTTGGTCGCGCCTCTGTTCAATCGAAACTGGTTTCCCACCATAACCGACACTCCATCCCGCTGCCGCCCGCGTAAGGCGAGACATTTCCTTCGCGTTTTCCACGCAGCGCCTCAGATACAATCGCAGTGGATTTTGAGCGCCGGTCCTATTATAGAAGTGCAGTGCCTCACGCACGACATAGGCTGAATTTTTAACCAGTTCCTTCAGCATATAGGCGGTCCTGTCATCTTCGGGAGGCCCCCAATATTCCGCGCCATTCTGAATCAGCTTGAGCGCATTGATCAGGCCACTTTCAACCCGCATACGCCTAATCAGGGACTCCTCAGTCGTCGTCGCCTTAAAACCCAGATTGCCCATCTCAGTCTCCTCCCAATTCCAACGCGGCGCGGCGAAGCAGAAAAGCCGCATCGCGGAGTGTGTTACGCGCAACGATCAGATCATGCAACCCGCGGTCAGGTTGCCGGGAGACATTCGCGTACAGGAAGCGCAGGCTCATCACCGCCTGCGCCAGATCGCGGTCAATGCGATCCTTCCAGCGGTTCGGGGCGGCGTTCTGAAAGATCGCCTGCGCCCGTGTAACTTCCGCTATCAACTCCTTGACGTACCACGCGCCGCCGCCCGTGAGGATTTGCGGGCGCATCGTCTGCAATCCGCTCCCCGCCGCCGCAATACGATCCGAGAGCGCCGTCAGCGTCTGATTGTTCAACCCCGCCTTCATGGATCGGCGGGATCGGGTGGCGTTACTGAATGCCTGCCCCGCCGCCGAGAGCGCCCGACCAGCCGCCTGATGTTTGATATCGGCAACCCGGCTATTCCCGGCAGCAATGTGCCGGAACGTCTGAATCATATTGTCCTCGGCCAACTGAAGAGCTTGTCGTGCCACCGGATATTGACCGGGTGGCAGATCAGCTATCAGTTCACGCAGCAGGGTAATCGAGGCGTCGGCAATGCCGGTATATCCAGTCTCAAGCCCCCGCCGCGCACCAGCCCACCGGCGCGCAATATACCCGACCTGTTCTTTGTACTCAGCCGCCGATTCCATAGCCTATCCTCTCATCGCCTTCTGCACTTCCGCCCCGAACGACCCGTTGACCGACCGCATCGCCGTCTGCACCGACCGGTCATAACCGTGCCGGATGATCGGTGCGGCGGGCTGCCAGCCGCGATCCTTGTGGAACGGTTGAATAGCCAGATTATAGCGCGTGGTGGATCGCGCACTCAGCCCGATCCCGATATCCCCCTGCACGAACCGCGCATAGCGTACCGGCTCACCCGTCTTCCAACGCGGCTGCATAGCGTCATTCCAGATACGGATACGCAGCCCCTTGCTGCGCGGGTCAACCTTGACCTCGCCGTGCCAGCCGCGCCGCAGCGTGCCCGTCCGCTTGTAGGGCAGGTTGTCCGTCGCCGTCAGCATCGCCATGACATAACGGCGCTGGCGCTCGGAACGCCAGCGCATTCGCATCCCCAACCGGCGGGGCGGGTAGACGCGCAACTGCGCGATTGTCGGCTGTACCGCGTGCCGATCCACCGTCCCGCGAGCCTTTTCCATTGCTCGCGGTGTGAACGACTCCATCCGCGTACCAAGCGCATAGGTGATATCGAGCGCCCGCGCTATGCTGGCCGCGCTGCTGAAGTTCGCCACAATCCGGCTGACCTTCCCCATGTGTCCCTCACCCATCCCTCTATCCTCTGCGCCAACGATCCGCCATCGCCTGTAGCCGTGCCGCCAGTTCCGGGCGGATGACGTGGCCGATGCCGAGCGCATTGATCGTCCTGTCCAGCAGCAGGCAATCCGGGTGCGCCCGGCCAAACACCGCCTTGCCGGAGTTGAGGGCCTGAATGAGCGCGTACATCGCCGCATCAGGCCGATCCGCCCTCTCAGCGGCCAGCGCGTCTTCAATCCGCGTGGCCGCCCGCATAAGCGCAGGGGACGCCTTCATCCTCGCTGACGGGCCGGTTGTCTGGTAACCCACCCGATCAAGCTCCGCCTCAATGCGGGCGATAGTCGGGCTGATATACTTCGTCAGCACATACTGCTTCGCTTCGAACGGGTCGCGTGCATCGCGCAGGAGACTGATGGCCATGACCAGATCGGACGTGCCGACCGAACCGGCATTTTGAAGCAGATTGCGGGCGCGCACGATAAGGCCAATGACCGTCCGGATATCCCCGCCGCGCAAAATCTCACGCTGCGCATTATCCAGCGCATTGTGAACTGCAGTCAACCGCGCACCACCAGCCTTCATCGTCATCATGCCCCCGTCAATAGGCCCACTTGTTATAGCCGACTTCCTTTGCGTAGCGGACGACCGTCTTCATGAGTTCTGAAAGGGCCATCCGCATACCATCCAGATACCACTCATAGTCAGTCCCCGCGCCGGACTTGGGGACTTGCCTATAAGCCGTCTGGACAGCCCGCTTGAAATTCGCAACATCTCTCATCAGTGTGTTACGGGTGTCTTGAAAAGCGCGAGGGCCGACCCTCGACACTTCATACTGATCGCTGCGGATAGGATAGGAGGCTACGAAGTCCTCCATTCGGCCCGCCAGTTGGTGGAGCTTCGGCGCAATACGGCTTATCATATCCGGACTGGCTCCGTTCAGGATTTTGAAGCCCTCGTTCACCATTCGCCCCATACCCGCGACAAACTCCGATGCACCGCTACCCTTGCGGGCGGCGCGCACGCTCTTGCCCGCGCCCGTGCGCGCCCTGAACTCTGCGCGCACGACCGAGTCCAGTTCCCGCAGAGCAGTCTTCGCCCACCGCAGGCGCGAATCGGGCACCTGACCGTAAGGGCGAGGGGAAAGTCGAGCATCACCTATCGCGTTCAACGCTGTCTGCGCCGCCGCACGAACCGAGCTTGCGAGAAGCAGCCCGTCACCCGAACCCAAGCGCAGGCCGGGAACGGAAGCAATCGCGTTATACGCATCCACAAGCAGCCGATGGCGCACATCTGGTTTAATGCCCGCCACGTCCGCCTGCTTGACCTTGCCGTACGCGATCACAACCGCCCGTGCGATGTCATTGCTGAATGCGTCCTTGCGCCCATATGCCTTCATGTTCATCCTCACCTATCTCCGCGTTCATCATAGCCGAATATACTGCCCTTACGCAAACGCCGACGGGTCGGTGGGCAGGTTGACCCACTGAAAGGCCCGGCAGCGCAGCGGCGCACAGGCGCGGGCGCGCACCACGCACGTCTCGCAATGCTCCGCGTTTCCGAGCCGCCAGAACACATCCGCGTCCCCGTTCTCCCGATCAAGCACGCGCCACTCCCAATGACATTTGCAGTTATTCCGGCACAGCGTCCGGTGCGCTGGATAAAAAGGCAGATCAGGGAACTCCTGAAAGGCCCGCTTGTCCGCCGCCTCTTCCGCCACCGCCGTCCCCGATCCGCCGTACATCTTGGCCCGGTTGGCGATAAACGCGGCGCTCGGCAGGGCGGGGGCGCGTTCCATCTGAGCCACCCACCGGTTCAGATACCCCACTTGTGTACGTACCGCCGCGTCTACGCGGGCGATATCATCCGGCTTTAACCGGCCCACCCCGCCCGCACCTGCCGCCGCCGAGGTCAGTAACAGATAGCGGATCTCCGTGATCATCTTGGCCCGCCACGTCCGCAGCGTTTCCGTGCCGCCCGTCAGCCCCTGCGCCAGCGCCGTGACGCGATTATTGAAATCCGCCTGCGCTGCGTCCACCCGCGCCCGAATCCGCGCCTGCGTATCCTCTGCCAACGGACGGGGCTTGTTCGGCCCTGTCCCGAAGATACGCGAAATCAGCCTGCGCGCCCGATCCCGGATATTCATTTCAGCATGTACCGGTTGGCCTGACAACGCTCGCACCACTCGGCGGGCGTACCGTGATAAAGGCCCACCGCCTCGGCCCGATCATCCGTCGAGACCATCAGCCCGTGCCTCTCGCACATGACAAAATACTTCTGGTCATAAGAAAGCTCCAGATGCTCTCGCGTATAAAGCGTGACCCGCGTCCGCAGATCGCCCACCAGCCGTGACGCGATCATCGCCCGGCGGTGAGGCCGAGCCTGCGGATAACGCGGGTCAACGTTCCGCCGGTAGAACCACTGCCCGCTATCTGGCGGGTGCGGATGCCCCGGTCGCGCCATCGTCCTGCCTCCCTCAATCACCTGACGCTTACATTATAATCCGCAGGCGGTGAAATGTAAAGCCACCAAGTTACGCCCCGACCTCATCGTCATCGTCGTCGTCAATCAATGACTTCAATCCCTCGTCATCCATCTCATCAAGCCGGGCCAACCAGTCTTCCAGATCGGCGTCGCTCGTATCCGGTATCCCGTCATCGTCCTCATCGGGCGCGGCCTTGATCGCCTTGGCGGTGGCGCGCACGAGCATCAGGATCGGGTTCTCTGCCGCCCCTGCCTCTTCATCGAACCACCCGGCGCGGACGGCTTCATAGGCAGCGCGCAGTACGAGATCGCGGGGCAGCTTATCCGCCGCCTGCGTCACCGCGCCGCGCAGGGGTTCGGGCAGGCGGTCAATCTGCCCGTCCGCCCGCCATTCATCGAGCGCGGTCGTGAAGGCACGGCGGCGGCGGTGTATCTCATGCAGCCAGTTTTGCCAACGGTCATCCGCGCCCGGATTGTCAGCGGACACCTCACTGCCGTCCGGTTCATAATGTCCGGCGAGATCGGCGCGCCAGTCGCGCAGGACGGGGATCACCTTCACCGGCTCATCCCCCCGGCCAACGACGACGCGATCCGGCACGCAGCGGGCCTCGAACACAAGCTCCGGGATATAGCACGCGCCCTCAACCGTACCGATCTCAACCATCGCGGGCGGCGTGCGATAATCTGACTGTGCGGCGGCCAGCGCCGACTGCGCCGTATTTCGCAACGCGGCCAGCACTGCGCTTTCCTCAAGCACGATCACGATCACCGTTTCCCGTTCTGTGTAAATCCCGTCCGTCTGAACCATCCGCAGGTCGAACGCCGTCACATGCCCAGGCAGCAGATCAACCACCGGCCCGGACGGGCAATCATCCGTCTCAGCCAGCACCACGCGATAGGCCGCCGGATCGGCCCACGTCACCCGTTCCGCCTGATCGCCCATCGCGGCCATCAGGGATTGCCGTGCCGTCTGAAGCAACGGATCACCGCCCACATCCAGCCAGACGGCCAGCGTGCCGTCCACCACCGCCGGATCGGGCGGGGGCGGCGCAGGGACGGGTGGTGCAAGCTCAGTGACCCTTGCCCCGGCGGGTGGCGGCGGGGCGAATGACCGCGCCTCCTGCACCTCTACCGCCTTCTCACCCGCTTCCTCCGTCGGGGCGGGTGGGTGGGTGGCCTGATTACCCGGCGCGGGCTTGGGGGACGGCTTGACCGGATCGGCGGACGCGCCGCCCGGCTGCGGTGGCGGGGACGGCGGCAGATCGGGCGCGGTTGGCAGATCAGCTTGCCCACTGATATCCGTCCCGGCCATCGTCTGCTGCGTCAGTTGAGACTTGAAGCCGTCGGGAATGTGATCGGACGTCCGCAGGCCGAGGAAGCGCCGGTACTCTGAACGCAGGATCGCGTCCCCGTCCCACGCCTGCTGAAGGTATTGCATTTCATCCGGCGAAACGCGGGCGTCCTCGCGCATAATCCGCAGCTTGGACGCCAGTCGGCCATTGATCATGTACCAGTCGGCCAAGTCCTCGTCCGGCTGCTGGCGCAAACGCTCCTGCGCGTCACCATAGCTGATCAGCCCCGCGTTGAAGATCGCCAGTTCCGTATCCGCGAGGATTTTGCGCTCGGCGTTCAGCGCGGATATCTTTTCCTCGTCAATCACGAACCGATAGCGCGATTCGAGCAACCCCAGATCGTGATTGAAGGCGTCCACAAAGTGCTGCATGACGGGCAGAACCGCGTCGCGGTAGGCCGCCTGAATCAATTGGACGTGGCGCTCCTGAGTCCCGCCTTCGGGAGGCACGATCAGATCGGGCGCGATCTGGACGACCGATGAAATCTTGGCCAGCGCCGACCGGTCAATCTCCGGCGCTTGCACCTTGTCGGCGTCAATGCCCGCCTGCTGAACATTCAACTTGCGATCGGTATAGATCGCCCGCATGGCGAAGCGGCCCGTCATCCCCTGCCATGCGCGTTCAATCAGCGACTTGTACTGCGCGATATCCGACTCGGTCTGAAGCGCCGGGTCTTCCTCGGATGATACGAGCAGCAGCGGCATTGCCCCGCTCATGAAGTAGTGAGCCGCCCACCGGCTGATCGCGGCGTTGGAGACGGCATCATTGATCGCCAGTGAGACCATGCTGACCGCGCCGTTGGGCAGGCGCGGGTCAAAGTCCTTGACGAACACGACCTCCTGCCGGTCAAGCGCCCGTTTATCCCCAACCACCGCATCCTCGGCATTGATCAGGAACTCCTTGATCTCGCCGGTCGTCGCGTCCTCAATCATCGTCCAATTGAAGTTCGGGATGATATGCAGCCCCGCCACCCCGCCGTCCTGCAGATTGATGTAATTCTGCTTGGCCGCCTCATAGACGCCCTTGCGTGTCTTGCGCTTGTAAATGAGCAGCCGCCCATAGATCGCGTAATACAGGAACGCCTCATAGAACAACTGCGCGCCCGCCTGCGTGAACAGCGCATTCAACTCATGCGTTTCCTCTAGCCGCACCCACTTGTCATCTTGCCGCTCCTCCGCAACGACCCGCACCTCGCGGGTTAGGTTCGCCACACGGCGCAGGGCCGCGAACAGGTACACCGAGACGCGATACGCCGACTCAAGCTGGACATCGGAATACACCGCGCCATACTGCCCGGACTCGTTAATGAAGTCCTGCACGTACTGGCTGTACGAGATCGACTTGTACGCCGAGCGCAATTCCTCACTCACCGCGAGCGAGTTGGCAGGCCCGGCCTTCAGGGCGGGTGAGCCGCGCCGAAGGGGGGCCTGCTTCTCGTATGGTGAACGAGTGCCGAACAGTCGGTTGAACACGGGCTACCCCCCTAAAGGTCGTCGCCGGGCGGCATGCGCGCAAGGATGGCATAAATCTGATCGGACATCCACTTCGGCTGCTCCGGCCCGCGCTGCATGATCATCTCGTTCGATGCCGCGCCGCCGATCTCCTCATATAGCTTACCGATCATGCGCACCACCGGCGTCAACGCCGCAGCGTCCTCGCGCAGCCGAAGCGCACGAAACTCCTGCTGCACCTTGCGGAAGTTCCGATAGGCCGCCTCCAGCGCCGACCAGCCGCGCTTGTAATCGCCCTTGCGATACAACTCCTCCGCTGCCCACAACGCGCGTTTAGCGCGATCTACGAGCGGGCGCAACTGCGGGTTATCCTGCCATTCGCCAGCCGCCTTGCGCGCCTTGCGATACGAGCCGGGAACGCCGATGTCCTTCGTCAGATCGGCTTGGATGGACGCAGCCAGTCGCGCCGCGTCCTGCAGTGTCCCCTGTTCATAACCGCTCCAGCCAGCCGCTTTGCGCGTCAGCCGCGAGATAGTCTTGGCATTTTCCAGACACTGCTTCAGCAACCGATGTTTGTAGCTGCCCGGATCGGCCATACCCATAAGTGACGTGATCTCGCGCACGATGTAGGCCGACTTCTCGACGAGGCCTTTCAGCGCCCAAGCGACTGAGTCGTCAGCAGGAGTCAGCCGATAATAAGCTCCCTGCTGAATGACGTCGAGCGCCGTCAGCAGCCCGCTACCAACGCGAACGCGATCAATCACCGCATCTTTGTGTGTATTCATGTTGAACACCTTCGGGCCGAGGGGCGTGCGGGGCGGGGCCGTGATTTTCGTCGACCGTGCCTTCAGCGGCCTGCGCTGTTCAGCCGTTGTTCCAGCCGTAGGCAGCGACACTTCGCGCTTCAGGATCGGCTCGACGATAGCGAGCGCCTGCTGCAGGCGGTAAGGATTGAGCGGATACTCTTCCTGCGCGTCCTCGATCACGCTCTGCATCATTGCCACTGCGCGATACAGGGAGAACACGCCGGGGCCGTTGCGCCGGTTCGCGTTCAGCTTCTGCGCCATGATGCGGGTGTTCTCCGCCGCCCATTGGAGCCGGGTAACGATCAAGTCATAGTCGGGGCCAGCCTTGCCTGCTTCGCGGATCGCATCGTGCAGATTGTTGACGATCAGCGTGGCCTTCGGCAGCATCTTAGCGGCCTTGCGTGCCTTCGTCGGGTTCGCCTCTGCGGCGGGTGCGATCAGGCGCGTCTTGATCAGTTCGCGCAGTTCCTTGCAGGAGCGCAGCACCTGCCCAAAATGCTTCTCTTCCAGCATCGCCTCGATGTTGGTGGTGCGCCGCCACATCTGGTTCGTCGCACGCACCGCCTCCGGCCAAAGCTGGCCCTGATCTTCCAGCTTAAGAAGCGAACGCTGCGCACTCAGACAAGATGACGTCGCTTCGAATGCAGCCTGCGAGTTGCCCTGCCGCGCAGCGTCCTCGATCTGGTTGATCGTGTCCAGCACCACCTCGGCACGGTATTTCACCTCTGGCATGGCCTTGCGTGCCTTCGCCTGCATGATCGTCTCCCTTAAAAATACGTCCTCGCCGCCCGCCTTACGAGCCTTCAGCCCGCCGTTGTTTACCCGCTTCAGTGCGCTGATCAACCGCTTGCGTTCCTCGGCCACCGCCTCCAGCCCGCGCGTACCCGCGCTGCCGTCCCGCACCTTCAGCGCGGCCAGTTGCAGCTTATCCGCCGCGTCCACGATGCCACCCGCCTGCTGCGTGATCTCCAGTGGCAGGTAGTCGCTGCGCGAGCTGCGCGTGTAGCCCCTGAAATAGAGCTTCAGCGAGTTCGCCACCCGCGCCAACACGCTCATCTCCCGCGCACGCGGGCCAGTCAGCCGCACAATGCCGGTGCGCGCCACCCGCTGCATATCGTCCAGCCAACTTGCCGTGATCGCGTTCACCATCGGTGTTCCCCTTTGCCATACGTTATCAGCATATCAGAATGAGGCCCGCCGCCCTAATCACTAAACGCGCGCAGTGCCGTCATCCATTCCGCACCGGGCGTCTCGGCGTACAGCGCCCCTTCGATGGCCGCGAGCTTCTCCGGATCGTCGGCCTGAAGCACGGCGCGCACGATCTCTGGCATCTCGCCAAGCGCCTCGATCCGTTCCTCAGAAGGCTTGTTCGCTACGTGCGCCGCCGTCTCGATGAGCGCCTTGATCGCCTTCGAGGCTTCGACGCGGCCACCGGGCGCGGTGATCAGCCCATTGCTCGCGGTGAGCGCATTGGAGGCCAGATCGAGCGCATTGAGCGCGTCCTGCTTCGCCTTCAGCGGATCGACAGTGGCGTTGACGAGCTTGAGGCCGCGCCGCAGTCCTTCATACTCCCCACCACGTCCGCCCATCCATGAAGAAGGCATCGAAACCGCCGTGAATCGGGAATAAAAGGTGGGGGCGAAAGCCCAGTCACCCCTACCACCTTTCATGACAACCCCCGAATCTCCGCGCTAATCATTCGCGCCAGCGTCATGAGTGCCGTTTGCAGATTACTCGCCATTTCTTCCGCCCACGCCTTCGCGTTCGGCCCACCGCGCAGGCTCATCCCTTGATTGCGCGTCTGGGCCAACCGGCGGCCCAACCGATCCGCCGCCGCCTGAATGTAGGGTGGCAGCAGCGCGGACGTGAGAAAAAGGCCGAGCGACCGGCGCAGATCGGCGCAGATACCAATCACGCGATCCGCCCCCTGCGCGTACTCCAACCGATCCGCCCCGCCCATCGCCCACTCGCGCAGCTTGACCAACTCCGCCTGCGTCTCCGCATTCATCGCAACGTACTCCGAATCTTCGCTGCGACCTCATCCAACTGACGGGCCGCCCACGGACTCACATCCTGCCCGCCCGCCGCCTGAATCTCACGATGGATATATGCCACCTGATCCGCCGCCTGCCGGATCGTTCGGATATCATTCTGGTCAATATCGAAGCCCGCTGCATAGCCGACGATGGTGCTGAGAAGCCCCCGGATACGGAGCAGCGAGGCGCGGGCACTGCCGCCCACCATATACGTATCCTTAGCCTTGCGGCACTCCGCTATCGCCGCACGCGCCAGATTGGTTGCCGTCTTCTGCTCGGTGCTGCCCACCCACGTCCGGCGCTTCATCCCTCGCATCATCATCACTCCTTATACGCCGCACGCGACGGCTAACGCATCCACCCACGCCTGCCCGGTCTTGCCCTCATCATAAAAGGCTTCCTCGATTCGGGCCAGCCGTTCAGGGTCATCCGTTTGAAGCGCGGCTCGCACGATCTCCGGCGCTTCACCGAGCGCGTCCACGCGCACGTCGGCGGGCTTGGTCGCCACCGAAGCCGCCGCGTCCACCAGCGACTTGATCGCCTTGACGGTATCCACGCGCCCACCCGGTGCGGTCACCAGCCCGTTCCCCGCCGTCAACGCCCGCGCCGACGCATCCAGCGCATCCAGCGCGGCCTGCTGCGCCTGCAGCGGGTCAATTGCCTGCCCGATCTGCTTGACGCCCCGGCGCAGCGGCATGATCGCCGCCTTGAAGACTTCCGGCGAGAGCGACTTCTTGCCGCCTAACACGCCGAACAGCCCGCGCCGCACCGCCTGCCCGGATGCGCCGACCGACGGCGCATCCTGCCCATCCAGCCAGTCCCGCGCCAGCGCGACCGCCGCTTCCGGGGACGGGCGCGGCGGCAGATTGGCCTCGGCTGCGGGCGACAGATCGCGTTCGCGCACCTTCTGCGGCTGGCCATAGTTCGAGTCATTCAACCATGCCGCCGCCTGATCGGGCGTGGTGCAGCCCGCGTTCACCACCTGCTCGATCACCATCGCCGCCTGATACGCGGTCATATTCTGGAAACGCTGCGTGGCGATCCGGTTCAGCTTACCCGTCTGATAGGCCGCCTCAACCATCCACAGCGCCCGCGCCGCCTCATCGGGCAGCTTGTCACGGAAGGCAAGGATCGCCTCGAAGCGCACCCCGCGCCGCTGCTTCTTGTCCAGCCGCAGCGTGCCGATGATGTCATGGGCGATCCCCTTGCGCGCCGCCGTCGTCCGGCAGGCCGCCCGCAGCGCCGTGACCGCCTGCGACAGCGACGGCGCGACCACGCCCTGAATCCCCTCCGTCTCCCCTGACTTGGTGAAACGAAGGGCGCTGAACGCGGACTGCTCAATCGCCGTGCGGGCGCGGTCAATCTGCGCCTTCTGCCCGCCGGTCGTCTCAATCGCGCCCAACGCCGAATGCAGCGCCGCCGCCGCCGCCCGATCATACACGCCGTCATCCACGCAGGCGGTCAGCAGCCGCGTGGCCTCATCCGCACAGGCGCGGATCGCGCCGACCTCATCCTTGACCGCCTTCGCCTTCGCCAGACTGATATCGGCGGCGGTCACCTCCGCCAGCCCGCCCGACGCCAGCTTGACCGTATACAGCACCGAGCCACGCACCAGCCGCACGGCGCTGACCATCCCGGCGTCAAATACGCTCTTGACGAAGACTTCATCACCCATCGCGTATTTCGCCGTTCCCAACCGCGTAGCTTCATAGGTTTCATCCGTATCACCGGGCGTCACCCCCGCGCCGATGCTGCCCGCGTTCCCGGCTGTCAGTGTCTTGTCCGCCGTCTTGATCGCCACCTTCACGCCTCCGCTTCTCACCCATGCCGCGCCCGCCGCGCCCCCGTACGCCTCGAATAACGCCGCGCCCGCCGCGCCCCCCGCCGACGCATGGAACGCCGCCAGCTTGCGGACGGTCTCCTGATCCATCACCTCACCCCGCGCCAGCCGCCCGGCGATCTCCTGCGCCCGTTCCGGCAACGGCGTCCCCGCCGCAATCACCGCCGCAGCCGCCGCCCGCACATCCGGCGGCGGAACAAGTGTATCGGCGGCCCGTGTTGCCCGCGCCTCATTAATCGTGATCGCCTCAATCTGCGCCTGCGCCGCCTCGCGGGTGGGATGTGAACCGAGCGCCCGGCCCGACGCACGCCCGTTCTCGCCGCGTTTGTAGACCGAGAACGGTTCAGCCTTGCCGGTGCGCTCGACGATTAAATACGGCATCACGTCATCTCAGGAAGAGGGATACGTTCAATCATAGGGTAAACCTGCGTGCTCCGCTCAACGATGGTGATCAACTCATACATCGTCCGCAGGGTACGCCGGTCGATCCGCACCGGCATCCGCGCCGCATAACGGGCGAGGGTACGGGTGGCAGCACGGGCGGCGCGATTAGCGGAGATGAGATCGCGCCTCGACAACCGGTAGGCCCGAATGAACGCGGGATCGGCCTGCATCTCATGCAGAGACCACAGACGATGATCAAGCAGCGAGATTCGCGTTTGCAGAGCGGCCCGTGTCTGCGGGGTAGAGGCGTCATAGTGCAGGCGCATGGCCCGGCGGACGTCGGCCACCTCAGCGGCGGCGGCGCGGATGTTCCGCATGAACGCCACGCGAATCTCCCGAAGCATGGCGGCCCGTTGGGTATCCGTCAACTGTTCCCACGTATAAGAGCCGCGCAAGTCTTTAGCAGCCATCACCCCCCCAATCGGATAAATCGTAACACAAAAAGGCGGGGGCGAAAACTGCCCCCGCCGCCCGTCCTACTTCAGCCGATCCCGCGCCTCCTGCAGGGCGGCGATCACGTCCGCCATCCCGCCCGTGAGATCGGGGCGGGCGGACACCTTGTCGAGTTGGGTGAAGTCGACGATCAGGTTCTCCACGATCCGTACCATGCCGCTGCGATCGTCACGGCGGCATGCGTCAAGGAAACCCACCGTGCGGAAGAAATGCCGGGATGAAACCGGAATGATGAACCGCTCCTGCCGCGCCCGTTCCATCTCCCGTGCGACGAGGATACGAAGGACGGCGGCCTCATCCGTCAGCTTGCCCTCCGCCCAGAACGTGCGCGTCCCCGTCTGCGTATCCACCACGACGCCGAAGCGGGCGTCGCGCACCTTCCAGACCGCCGCCTCATACACGGTCGTCCGCTCATCCTGCAGGCTGTACATCAGCAGGCCCGCCGAATCGAGGCCGGACACATGCCCATAGGCGAAGCGGTCAAGGGCGGGCGCGGCGGCCACCGCCGCCGCCATGATCTCATGATAGCGGTCGCTGGACGAGGAGGTCGTCGCCACCGGTTTATCCCCGGCGTAAACGGCATAATGCGCCCGCCGCGTGGATGCGTTTACCACCCGCATAACCGCCCGTGGATGCTCCGCCGCGATCCTGGCGCGCAGCTTGTTCACCGCCGCCGCCGTCCCGCGCCGCACCGTCACCCATGCCCCGATGCGGTCGGCCCAACCACTCTCCCGGATGTTCGGCTCGTAAACCTGAAGCTCCATTAGACCTCCCCCGCGATCCGCGCATACAGGTTGCCGATCACCGCTGCATCCCACAGGGACGACGCGCCCGTCACCGCCGCCCACCCGCCCAGATACATGACCTGCACGAGCCATTCATCCATGTCGCGGATGGCCCGCCACCGACCGGCCTGCCCCGCCTCGCGGGGATCGCCCTCGGCGTCAACCCGGATTTCGATATCCGGACAGGCCGCCCGTACCGCCGCGATCTCGTTTGCCATGTTGTCAAACATATGCTACCTCCCTCATACGCTTAACATTATGCGACAAAACGCCTGTTATGTAAAGCCCCCACTTTTCAGGCGGCGGCGGTGGGCTTCAGACGCGGCGCGCACCTGCCCGGCGACGAGGCCGAGGCGGGCGTAGGTCGCGGCCATCTTGCGCGCCTTGTCGGGGGCGACGAAGGTGACGGGCGCGTGGCGGGGGGGGGGACGCATTACAGATGCTCCTCACGAACGCTGATCAGGGCAAAGTCCACACCGGGCGGGCGCTCCGCCGTCAGATAGGCGGCGACGGCGCGCACGATCTCCGGATCGGGGGTTCGGCCAAGCATCTTTGAAAGCAGGGTATTGATCGGGCCGGTCAAATCACTTCCCCTGCCGCCGCCCGCCCGCAGCCGGAAGTTGTACACCGTCCCGCTCTCATCCTCGACCGGCCAGATGTCGATCATATCCCCGCCGATGATATACTCGGCCACCGCCCGCAGGTCGGCGGCCCGGATGACGTCCGCGATCAGATCGCGCAGCCGCGTATTCTCACCCGCGTCCGCGTTAACGGCATCCACGAGGGCGATCATCGCCTGCTCGGTGACGAGCGATTCAGACTTCCCCTCATGGATCGCCGCCTGCGCCGCCTCGAAAACAACGTCCCCATAGGCCCGAATCAGACTCTGCTCAAGCGCCATCGTCCCCTCCCACAACAAGCAGTGGCAGCGGGTCAACGACGTCCGCCGCCGCGCCCACGTACCGTGACAAACCCATCCGCGTCGCGCCATCCCGTTTGACCGTCAAATGCAGGTGATCGCCAAACGAGTTCCCCGTATTATCCGCCGTTCCGATCACCTGCCCGCGCACCACCGTTTCACCAACCGCGACCGCGACCGTCTCCAGATGCGCGTAGACCGTGCGATACGGGAAGGGCCGGTGATTGATACGCACCTGAAGCCCATACGCGCTATTATCCGCCGTCTCCACCCGGTAAACCTCACCATCGGCGCAGGCCGTGATAGGCGATCCGTGCGCAGCGGCCAGATCGATCCCCTCATGCCCCAGAGGCCGCCCCGCCGCGTCTTTGAACCATTGGCCGTAATAGGCGGGGTTGTTGCCAAAGACCTGCGTGATCCGCAGATCGGCTGTCGGCCATTGCAGCCAGAACGCGCCCTCAGCCACCTCCGCCGCAAGGATAAGCACCTGCCCCGCCTGCTTGGATACCCAACCCTCCTTGCCCCCGGCGCGAACGTGATACCACGCCTCATGCGCCGTTGCCGAGAATTGCACCCGATCCCCCCGCGCCACCGTCCCGCGTGCCTCCGCCCGTACGGTGGGCTGTGCGCGCAGGAAAACGGCGTCAATCCCTCTCGGCAACTGAACCACCACGCCTTCAACCATCTTTCGCCTCCGCTTCCCGACCCGCCCGCCAGACCCGCTTCGCCACCGACACCGCGTGACGGTTGACGCCCGCGCCCGCCACCACATCCCGGATCGGCAGTTCCGCCGCGCCCGGATTAGCCTCCAGAAAATCAAGCGCCGTCCGCTGCGCGGGCGTTAACCCGCGCTCCGCCTTCTGCCGCGCCCGCACCACGTCCAACGCCGCCTGATTCTCTGACACCCGCCGCAGATCGGCAAAATCCACCACCCACCGGGCGGCCACCACCCCGTTTGCCAGCACGTCAATCAACTCAATATCCAGAATCAACTCGGCCAGCTTGATATCGAACCACTCGTTCCGCAGCCGCCGATCCGCATACCAGCGGTGAAACCCGGCCTCCAACCGGAACGCCGTCTCCCGATCCACGCACTCGATCAGATACAGAATCCGCATCTCCTTGTAATGCGCCGTCGAGAGCGCCGCCATGCGCTCATCCGGATTCTGTGACACGCCGATCTTGATCGGACTCCAACCCGCCGAAAAGAAGTAGACGAAACATCGCCCCTCATCCCCCACGATTATTCGTACCTCAGAACCGTTCTGAACCATTCCTCGTAATCAACCGGAATGCCCGCGCAAACGAGATCGGGATTTTCCTCTACAATACATATCTCCAGCCCCCATAACCCACCACCCGGCGCACCGAGTTCAATTGCCAGTTCATAGCCAAGCTCAATGCCGCTGTGGACAACGAAGACGTGATACCACAAATGCTCGCGAGCCGCCGCGTCCCCGGATCGGGTTTTATACCACGGCCCGCCGGGGACGCGCACCCATGCCGTCCTGCCGATGTCGGCTGGAGACATCAGCGCTACGCCGTCAAATACGTCGCTCAGATCAACGCCGTGATAGGCGCTGCTCATTTCAATGACGCCCCGTGATTGCCACAGGGCGCGTGTCGTGAAATGTACGGGCGAGGGGGTCTGGTAGGTCTGCCACGCGATCAGGCCGGGAACAAACCACACTCCGCCCGACGGATCACCCATGCAGTAACCCTCGCGCAGATCGGCGAAGCCACCCGTGTAATGCCGGAACGTCACATCGGGTGTCCCCGCGCACGGCGAAGATGGCATGTAGAGCGCAAGAAGAAGCGCGGCGAGATAGAGCATACGACCCGTTCTCCGTTAATCCCCGGCTGCCTGAAACCGCCGTGTAACGCGCTCCATTGCGCGACGCGCATTACGCTTGGCCTGCCCTGCCGCGCTCTTGCGATTATACTCCGCATACGCCTCTGGATCGTTCACCTTCATTGCGCGTATCCGCGCACGGGCAGCGGCGATCTGGCACTTCTTGCATGTCCACTGATACGTCCCACTGCTGCTCGGATAGAACTCGGTTAGCGGTTTTTCAGCACCGCACTTCTTACAGGCGCGAACAACCCCCTTCGGCGGCTTCGCGGCATTGCGCTGGCATATCCGCCTGAAGTTGACACACTGCTTGCAGACATACCGGACATACGGCTTGCCGTTCGGATTGAGCGCGCCCTTCTGGAACGCTTCCTCTGGCAACCAGCGCAGGCACTGCTTGCACAGTCGTTCGGTCGTCATAGCTGCGCCTCCACAATCCGCCTGCCTATCCATTCGGCCACGTTCACCGTGACTGCGTTACCCATCTGCCGGTAGCGGGCGGCGTCGGATTGCCCGGCCGTCCAGCCATCGGGGAAGCCCTGCAACCGCTCACATTCCAGCGGCGTGAGGCGGCGCGGGGCGGTTGTCCCGGCGACGTGCTGCTGACTGTCCCCAACGTGCGTATCGCTGGCCTTCAACGGACCGGTTACGGAAGACGGCGCTCCGCCCATGCGTTCACGCCCGCTGTAGTAGCGCGGTTCGAACGCAATAGCCGGGTGGTGCGCGTCCGAAACCAAATCGGTTGCGCTCTTGTAGTCCCCGGCGGCCAGCGTGCCAATGACCCCCGGCGTGTAGTTCAGGCTGTATCCGCCAGTGGACTTGGCTTGCAGCGTCGGGGCGCAATCGCCCAACGTCTGATTCCGGAAGTCCACTGCGACAAGGTTATACGCCTCATCCCCGGCCGGGCCGCCGCTTCCAGCGATGCCGCGAGGGCTGGCGGTAATGCCTTGCCCCGCTTCTCCGCCCGGCGCAGGATGCCCGCCGCCGCCTTCGCGCTCAAATAGAACTTCGGCGGCACGTCCGGTTCCAAGATCGATGCAAGTGTCGAGTAGTCGCTCGGCTTGTCCGACGAAATTAATCCACGGCTGAATCCACTCCAGTCCTGTAAACAGGCTGTTGCTTGCTTGTCTCGCATAATTCGTATACTCCCGTATCGCGGTTGAAACGGATGACGCCAAGCTCCAGTAGGTCGGGGATGAGGTATTCGACAGACATGTGAATGCTGCGATGTTCAGAAGGGTTCTTGCACAGGTATAGATTGTCGATTCGGTTATCCAGTTTGTTTCCGTTGACGTGGTGAACCGATTCGACAGGCAAGAGAGGCCGTCCAATATGCTCTTCCATGACGGCACGGTGTTCCATTCGGCGGACTGTGCGGCCGTTGCGCCGCACATACTCGCGAACCATGTGTCCGCTTCGCGCGAGCTTGTACCCTGAGAATTTGCGCCAGGAACCGAGGCCAAGATACTTGATTCGAGAGGAAACCTCGCTCTCTCTGCGTCCAAGCTCTCGCGCCAGTTCTGCAAGAGGCCTCCCTGCGCTAGCCCGAATAACGCCATCCTCTTCCGCATTCCATCGACGGAGAGCTTGCTTTCTGAGGTCGAGGTCATGTATCCGATGAGTGACCGATGCCTTGCTGCGATCAAGATGCTGTGCAATATCTCGGTAAGGCATTGTGCGATAGTTTGCGCGGAGGAAGTCGTCTTCCTCTGGGCTAAACGGCCGACGTGTTGACATACCAGAAACACCCTTCTGCGCCGCTGCGGCACTCCGAAGTTTTGTGAATTAAGTATATCACAATCTACGGTATAGCCCAACTGTTCAAGGGTGTCAAGAATTACGGCTATGTCCTTCCCGCCGTTTGAGCTTAGCAATCCCGGCACGTTCTCGATTACAACCCATTCAGGCTGTGTTTCACGGATAACGCGCGCGAACTCAAACCAGAGTCCGCTGCGCTCTCCAGCCAGGCCCGCCCGGCGTCCGGCAATGGACACGTCCTGACAGGGGAAGCCGCCGCAAACAACGTCAACTGCTTCTGCTCCGATTCCAACATCGCGCACATCCTCGTATACCGTCACGTCCGGCCAGTGGCGGCGCAGGACAGACCGCGCCGCCGTATCCTTCTCACACTGCCAGCGCACGGCCATCCCCGCCCGCTCGAAGCCGAGGTCGAAGCCGCCCACGCCGCTAAATAACGAGCCAACGGTGAGAGTCATGACTGCGCCGCCTTGCCCGTCAAGCGCAGCGTGCGGGACGCGCCATCGCGCCAATCCACCAGCCCAGCGGCGCGCAGGCGATCAAGCTGCCAGCGCACAGCGGAGGGCGTGCGCATGCCCACCAGCGCGCCCAACTCGCGCAGCGTTGGACTAAACCCGTTTCTCCGTTGGAACACCGCAATGGCCGTGAGTATCTGCTGCTGGCGATCCCGGCTGTGTTCGGTTTCGCGGCGCTTCATGGCGCTCACAGCCCCATCCTTGCGAACGTGTCGAGCGTGGCGAAACAGATCGCGCCCGCCGCCAGCCAGAGGCCGGTTGCGATCAGCAGGGCCAACAGGAGGCCGAGGAATGTGTCGCGGCGGTCGTGGTTGGTCATGAGTTTGCCTTCCAGTGTCCTGGTTCGACTTCCTCAACAGAGACGTAGAGTCCCATCGTGTAAATGCCGTGCTTCCGTTCCCATGCGCGAATCGCTTTCCAATCCAGTGAGGCCATAGGCGGTTCGGTCACAACGGAGTCGAACAGGTCTGGTGTGATGCAAGACCAGCAATCCGCGAACGCCTTTGCAATCCATTCCCAGTCGGCGCTATGCGGCCCGAACGCCCGCGCGTCCTTGGTGTAGACCGACGTACACATGCATCGTTCGCACTGCCAATACCCGTCGTCCCCGAGGAAGGCCGGATAGCGCGGATACGGGCGCTTGCAATGTGCGCATACGAACCGTTCGGCCTTGGCGAGTTTCAGAACCGGCATTGCGACCGGGAAATCGTTTGTCTTTTTCATCGTCGTATCCTTGGTCATGGCAGCACACTCCCCAGTAGCGCATCACGCACCGTTCGTTGCCCAATTCGTATTCAACGCGCACAACGGCAATGGCGAAGTCGTTGAAGCGTCGGGCTTGCCCACGCAGGTTGAGAATGGTCAAACGCATGGGCGGGTACTTGTGGCGCCAGCGGTTATGGGCGGTCATTGCGCCTCCGCGTTGTCTCGTTGCCGTGCCGACTGGAGTAAATCCACGGCGGCTTCGATAGCCCCGGAAGCCTGGAGCATGTTCCAGTAGAACGCCTCGCTCACATCCGGTATGCCTTCCAGCACGATTAACTCCGCCGCGTACTCATCACGCAGCGCGATCAGCCGCGCCAGCCGTTCATCGAAGGCTGCCCAGTAGTCGTTCATGACTGCGCCTCCAATACCTTGTCGATTTCGGCCAGTGCCTGAAAGATGCTCACCCCTCCGGGCGTACCATTGTGGTCGCCCTCAGCGGTGGGTTTGTACGCGGAGATATACAGCGCATCATCCTCGTTTTCACCCACGCCAATCGCCCACTCGCCCCACCGCTCACGGAAATAGAGATAGCGCCCGTCTGCAAGCGGCCCTTCGATTTGCACCGGGCAAGCATGGCAGGTGCGCTTCAGGCTGCACCCCCACTTCGCGTTGAAGGCATCGAGCGCGGCTTGGTTGTAGGGTTCGTAGTATGTCTCCCACCCGCCGCGTGCGGCCTTGAAGCCGAAGCCATTCGGATTGTCGGTCATCGGGATTCGCTCCCTATATCTTCCGGTATGAGGCGCTTCTTTAGCTCTGTCAGATGTTTGATGGCTTCCATTGGATCAATATTCGGCTCGTGTTCATTCTGGTTGTCGGACTTGGTCCAGCCGGAATTGCATTCATCGCACATGAAAGGCGCGCCGCCCCATTGCCACCAGCCTCGATAGTCCTGTTTGTGGCCGCACTCGGCGCAGGTTAATGTGGTTGTGCTTGCCTCGATGTACCCGCCGCCCCATCCGCAGCAAAATACCATATCCAACAAGCTCATCACGGAATTGATGGCAACAATATCCTTCCGTGTGATCATCGGCCCGTCTTCGGTCATTGCGCCACCACTCCCGCCGCCTTTACTGCGATAAAACCTAGTGCCTCAAGAAAGGCACTCCAAAGTAGACTGTGCGGGCGCAGCCAGTCAGCCAGTTCGCCGCGTGTTGCCGTGAATGTCACGCGGCGAACCCCGTCAACCTCGTACTCAATGCGGACTACAGCAACAGCGAAGTTATCAACCCGGCGTGCCTGACCGCGAATGCCGATAATGGTCAGGCGCATTGGCGGGAATGCATAGCGCCAGCGGCGGGTTTCCGTCATGACTGCTCCTCCCCGCGCATCTCCTCTTCCCACGCCTCTACCTGACGAACAACCCAATGGACGGCCTGTTCCTCGGTGCGGGCGATACTCGAAAACGTGCGTGTGTGCGCCCCGCGTGGTTCGTCCGGCAGAAGCCGGTAGCAGACGACCGACTGATATTCCACGCCATGCGGAAGTTCCGTTGTGCGGGTACGGTATGTGTCAATGGCAAAGAAGCCGGGTGTGGTCATGACTCATCATCCTCGTCGTATCCTGAACACAAGCGCCCCCACACAGGCAACCGGCGGCCCTCGCGGTAGAAGAAAGCCGCCGGAAGGTTGAGGTAAACAGCCAGTCGCTCAATCTCCGTCTTCGTGATCCGCGTGTAATGCGGCCCGGTCAGCGAGACAATCCGAACCCGCGCCTGCGCCAGCCTTGCAGCGTCAATCTCGCAGGCTTCGGCGGCCTGTGCCGTCGTCACCGCCCGCAGGTCAAGCGCGATGTCGAGCATGTCGGGATTGAAGCCGGTAGTGGTCATTGCGCCACCTTTCCTTGAATCCATTCTCCGCCTACGTATTTCCATTCCGTAGTGACCACCGTATTGAATGCGGCCCCTTCAGCGTCCATCTCCACAGCTTCAATGGATACCGTTCCGTATTCAGGGTCTTTGTGTTTCTCTGCGATTCTGGTGAACACCGAGAACGCGGTGTTCCAGTCCGTTGTGTGAATCACCGTGAACCTACTCCCGGTGCTGCGATAGTCCATAGGGACACTTCTTGTCGTCACCCTATAGAGGGTTGTCATGTTCTTTCCCGCTTGCCCATCGAACGGCAGGGGGCTTGGTGTATCCTCTTGCCATTTCCCCTCCTTAATGCTGTATTCGGTGTCGCTTTCGACGCTGGTGAAATTGCCGAGATAGTCGGTCATGGTTACACCCCTCTCTCGTTCAGTTCCCACAGGAAATGGCGCAGATCGGACATGCCCGTGCCACCCTGAAGCAGACACGCCACACCTTCCGAGTACGGCGGCTCAGGGCCAAGGGCAGCCAGCGCGTCGGTGTCTACGGCCATCCAGTACCCACCGGGCGTCTGGACGCGGTTAATCTCCCATCGCCCCCACTTCCAGACGCCATCCGAAACGCGCTGCACACCGGGCAGAAGACGGGCGGTCATGACTGCTCCTCATTGATGCGAGACTCCAGTTCGGCAACATATGCCCTCAGCTTGGCGTTCTCGTCGAGCAAGCCGTGAATAGCGACGGCGTCCTCGATCGTTTTGTACCCTCCTAACTGGTGCCACTGTCCACCATCGAATATCATGGGATAGGGGTTTCCGTTCTCCGCCCCCTTCAGATCGCCGCCTTCCAGCCGACGACGTATCCAGTCAGCGGCAAGTTCCCACAGTCGGACTCGCTCATGCTCCAAGCGGGCATCTGCCGAGGGGCTTCCGTCTACCAACACCATTTTGCCGAACCGGGCGGGACTGCCAGTCCAATTGTGAAGGATCGCCAGTTCCATCCTGACTTCGTTGTAGCCGGGACGGACAATGGTTACTTCCGTGAACTCGATCCCCTTCAGACTGTTAAGGCTTGCCCGCAGAACGGTCTCTCCGGGCTGGCGGAACTTACTTGATTCGTTCATGACTGCCCCTCGCCTTCCTCGGCATAGATGACAACGCGCACGGCCAACTCGTTCAGCCCGGCGGCCAGCAGGTACGTCCACATGTCGTCTTTCAGTTCCCCTTCCAGTTCGAGTATTGGCTCTCCAACTGCCAAAACCGCATGGCCCTCCGCAATCGGGGCGGCCTCATGCCTTTCGCCAGAACCGTTCTGGACTTCCAACGCGTCAATGCGCCGGGCCATCTCGATAACAATGTCCCAGAGGGCCAGTTGCCCCTCCGGGATGCTGGCCTGCGAGTACCTTCTCTCGCGGACGTATTGCAGAATTGGGACGGTCACGACTGCGCCTCCGTCTCCGCGATCTCGCGTATCGCGGCATTCACTTCCTCGCGGAGATCAGCAACCTCGGCCATTAACGTCGGGCTGATAGCCTCAGCCATTGCTGCCGCCATCGTGCCGTAGCGGTTAAGGAAGTCAATCATCTTGGCCCACTGAAGAGAGGCGGCTGGCGTAGTATCCAGCCCCATCATCTCGCGCCCCTTCTTGGTCAGCCGGATATAGGTGTTCCCGAAATGATGACGAACATCCAGCAGTCCCCGCGCTTCAACTTCCAGTACCGGCCCAAGAAGGCCAGTCCAATACATCCATCCTTCCGAACCGGCCTTCGCAGCAAACTCCACAATGCTTTTCATTTCGGTGATTACGCGATCATCACCGTTATTCTTGCTGGTAGCCGGTTCGATGACGGATTGCAGACTGCGGATTTGCATGGCTAGTTCATCCAACGTGAACATCAGATAGTCCGCGCCCGGCATGGTGGGGTCGTGGAGTTGCCTAAACCCACGAAGGTATGAGTTGAGAAGTTCCATATTCATGACCGTGCCTCCTTCTGCGCCTGTTGCAGCGCCTTGTATCCCTCCGGCGAAAGCGGCGCAGAACCAGCCTCTTCCAGTTCGTGTGCCATATCGAACGTGGCCAGCGGCCCTAGCATCCGCAGCGGCCAGACGCCGTCCTCGTCGGAAGGCGAGGCTTCATCAAGCGCCAGCCATGACGCATTGGTGAGCGGTACGATGTGCCATGTACCCCACTGGAACGAGTCATCCTTGTTGCTTTTCAGCACGGACAACCCGAATTCCCGGAATGCGTGCGTGATGGACGGAGGCGGCCTGCGCTCTTCGCGCCAAAGAAGCAGGGCCTGCGCTGCTTGTTCTGGCGTCATGACGCGAAAACCAGAACCCGCCCGGCTCTCGGAGTCAATGAGTTCGCCAGTGGAAAGGTAATCCCCGCCTACCAACGGCCAGCCCATACCCACGCGCCGCCAGCCACGCGGGCCGTGCCGAAAGGTGTGTCCCGTGTGGCTAATCAGGATGGTGCGTCCATTCGCGCAGGCAGATACGGCCTGCTCGGTGGGCGGGATAACCGGGCGACTCAGCACCTCGGCCTTAAGTTCATCACGGTTCACTGGCCACCCCTCTCCATCTGCTCCGCCGCCCACTGGTCGAAGGTCTGCTCGCCGTTGAACCCGTAGCCGCCGGGCGCGTCGTCATAATCCGCTGTGTCGGTGCGGAAGGACGGGCCGATGCCGAAGCCCGTCAGGATGGCCGGGCGCGAGAGGATACGGAAGATCGGCTCGCGCTCACCCGTCCAGTACTCCGCGACGATGCTTTCGATGTCGGCGGCCTGCACGCAGCCCATGCAGACAAGCTGGTTCAGCCAGTACAGCGGCAACCAGACCTGATAGCCCTTGTCGTTGCCGAGCGTCCAGCTATAACGCTGCTCGCCCTCGTAGATGAGCACATAGAAGGCGTACATCAGAACGGACACTCCGCATCTGAGTCGGCGGCGGCCAGAACCTGCCACCCGTACTCCGAGACGACCCACCGATCCCCAACCGGCGTGACCTCGTGAGCCATCTCACACCCGCGCAGGCGGGAGGTGGCGAGTTCCACCGTCACGCCCGTCTCCTGCGCGACGAACTCCGCCGTTACCCCGTCCGCCCCGCCGCGTGCCACCACGCGCAGGGAGTCCATGCGAGCCGAGAGGACGCGCCACACATACGGATCAGTCATGAGCCACCTGCCTTCTTCAACAAGATCAGCGGCGAAATGTCAATCACGTACCCGTTCTCCTTGACCCAAGCCCTCAGCGTGTTCGGGGAGACTCCAAGCGCAGCAGCGGCCTTCGGGACACTACCGCAATCGGCCAGCGCGTACTCAACCACGAAGCGTACCGGCCAGTTGGGGTGTAGCTCCCGCGCCCGCTGCGCCACCCGCCCGCCCTTCATAGTGTCTCCTTCATCGCCCGCTTGGTATACCGTATAGAATAACACAGGACGCCTATAATGTAAATAGGCAAAGAGGGGGGGCGGGTATGCCGCCCCCTCGCTCGGTCATTACTCGCCACCGCCGTACAAACCAACCGATCCGGCGATATCTTCACGGGTGACACGGGCACGCTCAGTAGCCTCAAGCGCTGCAATGCGGGCCTCAAGCGCGGCGACACGGGCCATCACGCCATCCAGCGCCCTGACGCGGGCCTGCAACTCGACGATGTGTGCTGCGGCTTCCTGCAATGCGCTATTCAGCGCGTCCGAACCATCAGTCTCTACATCGTGCTGCGCCTCGAAGTCCGATACGGCGCGTGTCAGTTCATTCGTGTTCATGGCATCCTCCTTATTCCACCTTGTAGAGTAGTATAGCGCCTATCGCGTATATTGTAAATAGGCAAAATAAACGGGGCGGAATATCCGCCCCGTCGGTTAGCGGGTGCGTTTGGCCGGGCGCGCCGGTTTGGGGTCATCCGTCGTTTCGGGCTTGTCCTCGGTCTGGGCGGCCTCGATGCGCTGCTGCCAGAGGGCGGCGGTATCCGCGTAATCGTGCGCGTCGAGATCGCCGTAGGACATGGAGAGAATCAGGTTCTGATTGCCTGCGCCGAGCAGAACGGTGACCGTTTCATCGGCGTCGGACGCGGCCACCTCGGCAATGGCGATGGACTCCTGCGCGCCCATATTGAACAGGGCTTCACGCAGGGTGTTGTAGGCGAGATCGGTTCGTGTGGACATGGGGTCTCCTTAGATCATAATCATCGTTTTACGGGTGGCGCGCTGCCCGGCGTAGAGTGCCAGCGCCAGCGCGTCAGCGGAATCGGGCGATCTTCCGATGCGTTCTCTCATCCGGTCTTTTGACTCTACCTCAATCTGCCCTCCTGAACGATAGTCCCACTTGGGCGCGGTCAAATCGCCGATCAACCGGTCATCGGGCGGCAGGGCCAGCAGAACGCTTCCGTTCGGGTCAAGCGCCTCACGCAGCATCCACCACAGCGCCGCCCGCAGGTTAACGAACGTAAGCTGGCCGCTGGCGTCCGTCATCGGCTTGCCGTTCGGCCAGACGGCCTTCTGCGCGACATTCACCGCCAGCACACGCATCTTCATTTCTTTCAGCCGGTCAAAGACGCCCGCGCCGACGCCGATCACATCCACGCCCGTCATCGCCGCCATTCGGGTGCGGATGCGCGCCTCGACCAGATTGGCCGTCTGCATGGTGTCCTGCCGCGAAAACGATTCAATGCGTTCCAGTACAGCGCCACAGACGGTGGCGATGGCCGTCTGATCCTCGCCCTTGTAGGCCGGATCGCAGCCGATGAATACCGATCCATCCCCTTTGCCCTCGCAGGCCCGCCAGCGTTCGATGGCCTTGTCCACCCAACTCAGCGGGATCAGGTTCTCCTCGGATGAGTCGGCGAACTCACCGAGGACGCGGTTCTGATAAACGGCGCTGTCGCCCCACAACGTCCGGCGCTGCTCGGCCCATGACCGGGATACGCGCCCCGCCGCGATCCCCTCATCGAGCGTGATGTGCCGCACACGCCAGTCCTCAAGCCCCGGCTTGCGCGCACAGATGTCATAGAAGCGGCCCGACCGCTCACCGGGTGTCGAGATCGCCAGCGCATACGCCTCCGCTCCCGCTTCATTGCCCGCGTTGGAGAATGCCCCCTCCGCCGCGTCCCAGACGCCCACCGGGATAGATTTTGCCTCATCAAATACATAGACCAATGTGCTGGCGTGCGCGCCTTCAATCAGCGCGGGGTTATCCGACGCGACCGCGAACGCCTGCCGGTTGCCAATGTTGATGGCCGTATCCAGCATTTCACGCCCGCGCCGCAATGGGGGGATGCCCAGAGTCGTGGTATCCATGCGCGACGCCCATAGGCGTATTTCGGGCCACGTAAAATGCTTGACCTGCCGCCATGCCGAGGCGGTGGTCACAACCTTGACGTCCGTTTGAAACGCGCAGATCGCCCACAGCGTCACCCACGCGGACAGGGCCGTTTTGCCGACCCCGTGCGGCGCGAAGACGGCCACACGCTTATGCCTGACGAGCATCCGCAGAACGTCCTCCTGATACGGCGTCGGCTCAGCGCGCAGCACGTCACGCACGAAGCGCACGATCCCGTCCTCGCTGGCGTACTCCCCGCTGCCCTCCGTGTAAATGAGGGAGGCCAGCGTGGTCAGCCCGCGTGTGTAGACGTCATTCGCCAATGGGCGAGGTCTCAACATGCTGAACCAGCCTGATCAGGCCCTCCGATATCGCCCGCAGCGCCTGCCGGTCGGTCACATGCTCTCGCACCAGCAAGCCAAGTTGATTGACGAGCATCATCTGCTGCTCGGCGGTCACGAACTGCTGCATCACCACGCGCCGCTGACGTTCACTCTCGACCAGCTTGCGCCGCGAATGCAGCGCGTTATTGATCTCCCGCCATTGGTCGGCTTCCGAGCCGCCCTGCCGCACCAGCCGGATAATGGCCGAGAGCGCGGTGGCCGCCGCCGCGTTATCCCCCGTCCGCTGCGCGTGCAGGATATTGTCCACTTCAATCCGCAGCCGTTCCCACGCCCCGGCGCTCTCCCCCGTATCCAGAGCCGTGATCAGGGAGGTGAGCCGGGCATCCACCAGCGCGATCTCATGATCAAGCGTCAGCAGTGCCGGATCGGCCACAGCGGTCTCATAGGCTTCCTTGATGTTGCCCGGCAGATATTTCGAATATTTGCCGGTCGTATAGTTCGGGTGCGCGATCCCTCGTGGTGAACGGCCACCGTGCAGATAGCAGCGCTTCGACCCAGCGACCGGGGCGCGTTTACACGTTCCGCCGTCCCGTGTCTTCGCGCCGCAGACCGCCGCCATTTACAGGCCCGCAGGCGCAACGATCAGGCGCACGTCCCGTGCGGCGGCCTGATTCACCGGCGAGGCCGCCGTCCCGCTGCGCACCTTGACATAGAGCGCGCCCGTGAACAGCACATCCAGCATGATCGTCTGGGACGCCGCCACCGTCAGTTCCAGCGCCGTTGCGCCGATCAAGACTTCCGTGAACGTCGTGCCGTCCCACGACGCCTGAAAAGTCAGCTTGGCCGCCGTCCACGCCGACGGCATCTCAATCGCCACCAGCCGGTTTCCGGCGATATAAACCGCGTTCGACAAGGCCGCGCTCAACGCGATAGTGGCCGTTTCACCGCCGACATGCTGCGTATAGGAAACCATTGTTACCTCCTGACATCCACGATCTCAAACCGGAACTCCGGGTAGCGCATCTGGAACAACCGGGCCTTCAGTTTGAAGACCGGCGTCCGGACGCCTTTGACGTCCACCACGACGCGCACCCCATTCTCAGTGTACGCGAAATCAGCCTCATAGACTATCGCCCGCTGGCGCTTTCCCTGCGGATCGCGCCACGCCTCGATGATCTCGAATTTCGGATGATCGGGGTCAAAATCCGTGATCTCCCCCGCCGCCGCCCGCGCCTTCAAGACAAGATAATAGTTCGCCTCCGCCTTGGAGTCGAACCGTATACCATCCACAATCGTGATCTTGTTCCAGTATTTCGTCACGGCATATCCTTATTCGCAGCGGTAAGGATATGCCGTGACGCGGCGATTGTCAAATCAGAACGCCTCGGCGATCACCTCCGCCGCCGCGAGGCGGACGATCTCGATTCCACCGTCCCACCGGACGGTGCGGACGGCTACCCCGCGCCGCCCCTCCAGTGAGACGATGGCGTGCTTGTTCTTGCAGCGCGGCATAGGCGCTTCAATGCTGAGGTGCGCCTGCCGACGACGGAGCGTCCCCTCGCGCAGTTCCGCATGAACCACCACGCGGCCCGTGCCATGCGCGGTCTGCACGTCATCGGGGAACTCGATCCAGATGCGCCGCGCCGCCTCACCGAGGCCGATGTTGGCGATCACCTCCGCCGCCGCCGCCGCGCCGATCTCGCGGTTGCGCTCGGCCTCAGCCTTCACCCATGCCGCGTGCGCCGCCGCCTCTGCCTCGCGCTCGTCCAGAACCTGCTTGGCAAACCGGAGAACGTTCATTTTCGCCTCCCTTCAAACCTTAAATACAGTATAGAACGGATTGCAGATAATGTAAAGTATCAACTTCCCAAAACAGCGGAAACCCGTTGTTTTGGGAAGGGATACGGCTATACGGGTTCGGGCTGCGGATCGGCGATCTGCTCATAGACGACGATGCGGACGGTTGCTCCCTGCTCGAACACCGGCCAGCTTTCCATGAGGGCTTTGCGGGCGTCGTCGGCTGTGCCTTCGACAATCAGGGCGGTGCGGGAATGGGTGCGGCGTTCCCGCCATTCATCCAGCCGCGCCTTCTGGCGGGCCATCGCCTCAACCGTCTCAATCTGGGCGGCGGCCAGCAGATCGCCGGATGAGGCGTCGCACAGGCGGATATCCGTCTCGGTGACGGGATTCCAGACCGCGCCCGACGCCTGTATGGATTGAAACAGGGAGGGCCGGTGTTCGCGGATGAAGACGAGGGGGTCAACGGCGGCGGCGGTGGCAAGCCCGTGCGTGGCGACGACGGTTGTGATCTCCTCGCAATCCAGTTGTTCGACGCGCTCAACCACCTGCGCCGCCGTCACCACGCCGAGGCTGCCGTCCGTGACCCGTTCGGCCAGCAGCGGCGAGAAGTCCGCAACCGCCTCCAATCGGGGTACATCCACGCGGCGCAGGGTGACGCCGTTCTGCGCCGCCTCGATCACCATCCCCACGACCTCCTCGCCGCCCGACGCGGCGGCCAGCAGCGTGGCGGCGCTGGTGGTCAGGTCAAGCGTGTCAATCGCGTCCAGACCGCCCGGCAGACGGGCCAGCACGTCGGCCAGCGTCATGTCCCGATAGATGCTGCGGTATGAGCGATAGCCGACGTTCTGCTCGATGATGAAGCGGACGAAATCACCGCGAATGAGATCGCGGATCGCCTTCAGTTCAATCCCCGCCTCTACCCGCAGCCGAAGGCGGGCGCGGGCCATGCCGCGCAGCCGATCCAGCCGGATCGCAAGCTCCGCGCCGTTTGTCACGTTGTCAAACACGCTCGGCTTCCTTTTCCGGCAGCGCCGTCCACGTCGTCCAGTCCTCGCCCAGATCATCCACCGCCGCGTACCCGGCCTCGGTCGGGATATAGAACCCGCCGCTCCGCTTCCACTTGCCCGGCGGCGGCATGTTGGCAAGATAGCCGTTGTCATTCAACCAGTGCGCCGCGTGAAAGAATTGAAACCGGTTACGTATCCCGTGCGGGTACGTCCGATCAATGCCGAGCGCGATCCACTCCGCGTTGAACAGATTATCATCCGCGTGTTCCGTGATGAACATCACCGGAATCACTTCTCCCGTGCGGGCGTACCGCGCCAGCACCCGCAGAATCACAATCGCCCGCAGCGCGAACTTATCCGTCATTACTCCGTCCATATCCCCTCCCTTTCCTATGCCTTTCATTATAAACGTGGATATGAAATCGGACAACCCCCATTTTGCTTGTTTACATTCTATGCGGACCACTATATAATATAGCACAGCCCAAAGGAGGGGCACGAATAATGGACGAATCGCGGTCGAATTACGGATTGGTCAGACTGTGGCATCCGCAGGGGGTTGAAGTCTCTCTGCCGACGCCCGCCGAACCGAAGGCGGCGTTGGACTTCATCAGCGCCGCGATTGAGGCGGGGCTTATGACGCATAGCCCCGGTGCGCCGGACGCCGACACGGAAGTGTTCACGATCACGGATGTGGCCCGGCGGGCGAAGGAAGATGATGGCACGCCGATGCTGGACCTCTACGCAGAACACCCCCGCATGACGTACAAGGTATTCACCCTTTACGTCAACAATGACGCGGACGCGGCGGAGTGGGAAGCGGTCACGGGCCTTGCCCTGTCAGCTATCCCGCTGGTGGAGGGTAGGCATTCGCTGGAACGCGGGGATCGGATGTGGGCTACCTACGGCCGCGCCCTGCCCAAACCGGCGACGGTCAATCTCAAGCGGAATCCGGCCTACAACCCTGACGAGCCGGACATCAAGAAGCGCAAGCCGCAGTTCAAGTGGGGCGGCTTCACCGGACGTCCCGCGCCGGGCGGCGGGCAGAAGGAGAGCGGCGGCGGCGATAAACCGCAGGGCGCGACGGCGGGCCAGTACACCTGCCACCGGATTGACACGAAGCGGGCGCGTAACGGGAGCATGTGTCACAATCTGGTCGGGGACAACGGCGAGAAAGCCTTTACGTTCACCCGCGATTCGCTGACCGTGCTGACCAACCTGCACCCCACGATGCACGCCGATCTGGAACGCGAGGGGACGATCACGCTCGGCGGCGAGTATTTCGGCTTTCCGATCCGCGTGTTCTGGAAGGCCAACGGCGAATACCCGCAGGTTGAGCGGGTGGAGGTCATTGAGACCGCCGCCGATCCGGTGGATGATATCCCGTTCTAGGGAGAGGAGCATATGGAAACGAAGCAAGCTATTCTGAGTCTGCTGCGCGAGGATCGTTTCATCGCGTGGCAAGGAGAACGCACGCGCATTGCGGAGGCGTGCGGGGTCGGGCCAAACGTGGTAGCCGCCTATATGACCATCTTCATGGCGGAAGGTCTCGTTGAGCGCAACGGAACGTCAGGCGATATCGCCTACCGGCTGACCGCAGCCGGGGCAGCCCTGCGGGATTCACTGTGACAGAGGCGGCGGGGCGGCTGATTGACGCCAACACGCCGGAAGCCTACGCCTTGTGGGCGCGCCGCACGGGTGCGCCCCTCTATCAATTCACGCAGGAACGGGCAGCGTGGTCAATCCGCTGCCCCGGATGCGGCGCGCCCGTTCTACTTGAGGTCATTTCAGATAGTGAAAACGGGACATGGTTTCAGGTTGAGCCGTGCGCCTGTGAACAATCATAGGAGGTTATCATGCGAAGGCCGCGCTATCGCACGCTACGCGAGGACTATGTGGAGTTTTGCGGCGGCAACACCGTTGCGGCGCTGCTGCTCGATTATCTCGCGGGGGTAGAACGGGTACATGATGAGGCGCGCACGCAGGGCGAGCAGTTCAGCCAGTGGCGGCCCATCAGCGGCAAATACGGCGGGCTGGTGACGATCCTTCAGCCCGTCCCCAAACGGCAAACCATCTACGCTGCGCTCAACATCCTGATTGACGCAGGGCTGATTGAGGCGCACCCCGACAATGGCAAACCCACCGAGATTAACACGACGCCAACGGCCAGCCGCTTCCGCCTCATCACGGGAAGGCTGCTCGAAATGGAGCAGGCGTGGGCGGCGGAATCGGAGGCTGAACCCCCTCCCCCAGAGGTAGGGGGTGTCCTTTACGGGACAGGGGGTATGTCCTTTAAAGGACAGGGGCCTGTCCTTTACGGGACACATGAATCAGTAAAAGGAATAGAGAAAAAGGAATATAACCCCGCGCCACCACCCACCGAAGTACCAGAACCGCCGGAGGTGAGTGCGCTCCGCAACGATACGGTCGCGCACATGAACGGCTATACCCTGATCCAAGCGTACAGCGACGTGACGGGCATTCCGGGTGAAGCGCTCTGGCAGAGCGCAAAGAAGATCGCGGCGGGGCTGGCCCGCGCCGGAATCACGCCGGAGGATGTGCGGGAGTTCATCCTTGAAAAGAAGCGCGATCCTGAACGGTATGACGGCTACCGGTTCAACTACATGAGTGAGGATTTGCCGCGTTGGAAGATGCAGCGGGCGCGGGCTGCGCCCGCCGCGACGCCAGAGGTTTTGGCGGCGCAGGCGGCGGCGCAGGCGGCGGAAGAGGAGTGGCGTCAGGAAACGGCGGCGTATCAGGCGGCATTGGCGGGAGGTGATGAATGACGACCGGGACTCTGGTTCTGGCGGCGTTGGAGAGCTACAAGATCAAACATACCGGCGGTGGGGAGTACCGATGCCGATCCCCCTACCGAGCCGATTCGGATAGTCCGTCGTTCGCCCTGCATATCGATCCGGATGGGGAACACGGGACGTGGCACGATCACGTATCCGGCGAATCGGGCAGTCTGTATCAACTGGCGGCGCACCTCAAGATTGAGACGCCGCAGGCGGCGGCACAGGAGACGAAGCGCGGCTATTCCGGGCTGGCCGATTACGCGGCGGCGCACTACGCGCCAGTTGAGGCGTTTACGGCGGCGGGCTGGCTGGAGGGGGTGCATAAGGGGCGACCGAGCCTGCGCGTTATGGTCAACGGCAAGGCCCACTACCGCTACATTGACGGTCAGGAGCCGTACTATGAGTGGGAAAAGGGCGGGAAAGCCGCATGGTACGGTCTGGGGCGGGCTGTCAAGCTGGCGTCGGGCCGGGCGCTTATCCTCTGCAACGGAGAGGCGTCTACCGTCACGGCTCAGCATTACGGACTGCCCGCCTTCACATGGGCGGGCGGAGAAAAGAAGCTGTCCGACATGGCGCTGGCCGATCTGAAGGTGGCATATGGCGGCCCGATCATCCTCGCTTATGACTGCGATGAGACCGGGCGGCGCGTGGCGCGGGAAGTGGCCGAACAACTGGAAGCGGCGGGTTTCACGGCCCGCGTGGCCGATCTGGATATGACCGAACACGGCGATCTGGCCGACTTCTGCGGGCTGTGGGGCGCGGGCGCGTATGACGAATTGGATCGGCGGGCAGTTGTGTTGACGCCGAGTCTGGCGCGGGTGGCGGAAGACGCCTCGCGTCTGGAGGCGCAGATCAAGGCGGCGCAGGCCGATCCGCAGGAGATCATGGCGCGGCAGGCGGCCCGGTTGGAGGCGCAGATCGGGCGTATCACGGAGGCGCTGCTTCCGCCGCGGGTGCTGGAGCTGCATGAGTTGGCGGCGCAGGTGGCGGATACGTCTCCGGCCCGGCGCTGGCCCGTTTTGACGATCTCCGATCTGCATACGTTAGTCGGCCCTCTGAAGCCGGGGCTATACGTGGTTTACGGCGCAACCAATATGGGGAAGTCGTGGTTGATGTCGGGTATCGCCGCCGACCTGAGTCGAACGGGGAGCGGGCTGATCATCACGACGGAGACCAACCCGATAGACTTTTTCCGGCGCATGACGTCTTATGACGCGCATGTGCCGCTGGTACGGATTGATGACAATACCTGCACGGATGTGGAACGGGCTGCGTGGTTAAAGGCTGCGGCGCGTTTCACACCGTTCTATGGCCGCGTGCTGGATATGAGCAGCCCGACGCCGAAGCAGGTTGTCACCGAGGCGGCGCGGGCGCGCAAGGAGATCGGGCTTGACTGGATTATGGTGGACAGCGCAACCCGTATGCAGGGGGTTGGGGACAACGTGTATGAACGGACATCCTCGATTGCGAACGGGCTTCAAAACCTCGCCCGCGATATGAATGTGCCGATCATCGCGTCTACGCAGATCGGGCGTGACGTAACGGATCGGGCGGTCGGCAAACGCCAGCCGCGCTTGGATGACGCCTACGGCAGTGGCGCGATTGAGCAGAATGCGGACGCGGTGATCGGGCTGTACCGGCATGAGTATTATGTTCAGAAGGACCTCGAACCGCCGGATGATGTCGCCTACCCAATGAACACGGCGCGGCTGATTCTGCTGAAGCACCGCAACCGCCCGATGCCGGATATCACCTATTGCACGGTGCGATGGGAGGCCGGTTGCGGCTTCTATCCGTACCGGTCACGGTTGATCAACCTGAACGGGGATTCGGATTGAACTTTCCGGACGCGCTGGCGCGGATGGTAATCGGGGATTCGGCGGTGAACGGCGTCGTTCGCGTGGACTTCATTCACGCGGATGACGCCATTGAGCCGTGCTATACCGTATCGGTCTCAGATCGGATCGTGTTCATGAATGACGTTGTGCCGGTCGCGGCGTTCGCTCGCCGCAATCAGGTGCATCAGGACGCTCTGCTGCGCTTCATGGCGTGCCTGCCCGTCCTTGCGTCGGAGGCGGGCGCGTGGCAGCTTCAGGTGGGTGGCAGCGGAGACAATCCGCTGTGGGAGTACGGCGTCGGGGCGCTCGTCACAGCGGACGCCCCCTGCCTTCTGGCGGGTGAGCCGGTATTCATAGACGCCGGAACGGTCAGCGAATGCGTCCGGGAAGACGGTGCGATCACGGCGCTTGTCACCCGCCCCGGCAGGCACGCCACCCGCTTCACGGCGCAGCGGGCGCGGCTGAACGCGATCTACCGCGTCCACGCGCCCGGCCACCGGAACGTCGGCAGCGCGCAGCTATCCGCGATCAATGAGGCGGGGGAAACCGGGTTTCACCTGTTTTTCAATTTAGTCAAAATTGGGTATTAACATTGTTCGGGGTATGGTGTATACTATATTTGTCAGTCAATTGAGGAGGATGGCAATGGCGCACCAGATTTTCGGAACGCGGTTTATCGGCAAGCAATCGGCGTGGCACGGGATCGGGGTGGCGGACGCGGACGTCAACGCCATCGGCGCGTTCGAGACGATGGGTGAGTACGACGTCATCAAAATGCCCGCCGCCGCCCTTACGGACGGCGAAGTGCTGCAGAACGACGGCGCATTCTTCATCGTGCGCCCGCCGACGGGGGATGACCCCGTTCACCGCTTCTTCGGCAGCGGCACGGTCTCCGAGGACTGGGTGAACGTGACCCCCGCTGAGACGGTGCAGATCGCGGACGCCTCGGTGCGGGACGCGGACGGCGCGCCGGTTTCGGTGGAGACGATGGGCGCGCTCGGCTACGGGGAGCGCATGTTCATCACCTATAGTCTGGGTGATATGAGCATCGCGGGCGAGGAGATTAAGAATTACCTAATCTACCTGCCCGCCTTTCAGCCGGGCATCTCGCATAAGACGATCATCGCCCCCGTGCGCGTGGTCTGCAACAACACCATGCGCCTCGCGCTGGATACGGCCACGGACAGCCGCAACTTCGCGCACGTGCGCGGGATTGAGATGCGGATGGCGGAGTGGTTGGGAGAGGCTTATGACCGGGCGATGAACATCACGCGGATCGCCAAGGCGCAGTTGGAGAAGATGGCGGAGACGCCGCTCACCCTGCCGGAAGTCAAGATGATCGCGGCCACGCTCTACACGCCGCCGCCCGCCCCGCAGCGGAACAGCAGCCTCGCGGTGCGGGACTGGGAAACCCGCGAGGCGAACTACGAGAAGGAGATTGCGCGCATGAAGGAACGCCGCGATCACTTGGTCACGCTCTGGCAGGGTGCGGGGATCGGGATGGACGCCCCCGCGCTCGCGGGGACGGTGTACGGGCTGTATCAGGCCACCTGCGAGGCGGAGACGCACCGGCGCGGCAAGGCCACCGCCCGCGACCTCAAGCTCATCGAGGGGGATCGCGGCGACGTCATTCTCAAGGCGTACACCGCCTGCCTGCAACTCGTCTAGCAACGCACACGCGCCGGGGGCGGGCGGCCCGCCCCCGGCGGAAAGGAATGAGGATGGTTCACTACTGGGGACAGACGGAAGGCGATCTTGGCGAGGACGCCGTGCGCGTTCGCTCGGTTCACTTCTATTCCGGCGGCGTTCAGCAGGTGTGCAGCGCCGGGTACGTCGCGGTCAGCGGAATGTTCGCCCCGTTCGTAGAGGCGGGCGCGTCGGATATGGCGATGGATACCACCGTGACGTTGAGCGCGGTGGATGAGGGCGGCGCGATCTATGTCTGCGCCACACCGCTGGAGGCCGGGCTGATCGCGCTTGTTCAGCAGGCGTCCTACCTTCGCTCGGTGGGCGGGGACGATGAAGACGGGTTTGGGTTCGGCGGGCTGCGTGTTCCGGTTGGCCGGAACTAGGAGGGCGGACATGGATGAGACCGTGCAGGTTGAGGCTATTGAGATCGTGCAGGCGTGTATGCGGCTGCAGGCGCTGAAGGCGGCGGCGGAAGATGCCGGGATGGATCAGTCCGTGATTATGGAGATCGCGCTGATCGAGGAGTTGATGAACGGGTGGCTTAGTTAGCGCCGGGTTGCGGATGGGGAGGAATCATGAAGACGATAGCTGATCTGCGCAGGGAGCGCGCCGAGGCCGAGCAGCAGAAACTTGTCGGCTGGCAGCGGCTGGCAGCCGAAATGCTGGACAAGCATCAGGTGGAGTATGTGCTCATCGAAGCGCCCTACGTGATGCTGGACACGCACTATGCCGTTCGTCTGGATGGTGCGGACGATGGGCGGGGCTACCGGTGGGTGGAGCGCACGCTCCTGCGAGGCGGCATTCCCATCGTTAGCCCTTCATTTTTTGAGGTGGGCGCAATGGACGCCCTGCTCAACGTGTGCGATCAGGTTGACCGCATGTACGGGAACCTCGACCGGCTGGGATTGGCACGTTTGGCGGAGGAAGAACGACGGGATAAGGAGGGGCCATGAGCAGCATGGATGAGTTGGGGGCCGATCTGATGGCAGCGGGGGTACTGGACACGGTGATCGTCTCACAGGCGGGGCGCGTGATGCTCAGGCCCGCCGCCGAACAGAGCCGTATCTCCGGCGACTTTGAGATTTGCTGTTTCCGTCTGCCGGGCGGATACGCTCTGTCCGTCATCCGGGACGCCGACGGCGTATTTGAGATCGCCTTCCTGAACGCCGACCGCAAGGTCATCAAGCCCCCGTTCTGGTGGGTTGATGAGAATGAGAAGTACGGTTTCCAAGATGTGGTCTGCGGCGGCCTCGGCGCAGCGGATGTGATCGCTTATGCCCGCCGCTTCAACGCGGCTATCAAACTCACGGGGACGAAGGGACAGTAACCATGCCTAATAACGTCTATACCACGATGATCATCTATGGGAACGCCGGGCAGCTTGACGCCCTCGAAGCCAAGCTGGACGCCAAGCCTAATGAGGACGATCCAAGCCGGATGGCGTTCAACCTGTTCAACGCATTCAATCCGATGCCGGAAGAATACCGCGCCACGACGAGCGGGACGTACCGCGACGGAAACGGTAATTCCGTCAACTACACATACCCCGATCTGGTTGCCAAGTATGGCGCGAACGATTGGTACGAGTGGGCGAATCAGCATTGGGGGACGAAGTGGGGGACGTATGACACCCATCTCGTCCGCGAGGAGGGACGACTCATCCTGACCTTCTCAACGGCGTGGTCGTTCCCATACGAGTTCTATAAGACGCACCTGACCGGACTGACGTGGAAGGCGCGGGCGCACGAGGAAGGCTCGGAACGCCTGATCATGGGCGACAGCAAGGCCGTTGTGCAGATATACCCATCAAGCGCGGTAGAGGCGTATCTGGAAGCGTGGGCCGAGGGGAGGGGCATTGGCCTCGTCAAGTATACGGAAGCACGATCCTACAGCGAAGATGATGAGGAGGGGATCTCCTACTTTGACATGGCCGAGGACTGGATGAGTGAGATCGTCACCAGTGAGGGCGGCGATGATCACGCAGTATGACGACCACGCCGAAAAGACGGAGGCGGCCTTCGCCGCCTTCGCCCGCGTCTACCGGTTGACCACGCCCGCGCCCAAGCCGCCCGCCTCACGGCGGGCGATCACCCTGAGCATGATCGGTCTGATCGTCGTCACGATTGCGGCGGTGCTCGTGTCCGGCGACCGCACGATTGATGAGTTCGGCGGCTGGCCGCGTGGCGTGGCCGCCTTTGCGATGCTGGAGGTGTTCGCCATCGTGGTCTCGTTTCTTCTGACCAAGCTCTCACCGGACGGCGCACATTCCAAACCGCTGCTCATCGTGGCGCTCGTGTTCGTGCTGGTGATTATGGTCGGCGCGAACGTCCACTCCATCGCCCGTTCCAGCGGTATGTACGTCTCGCAAAACGTCATCACCGTCATCCTGATGCTCGTCGCCATCTCCGCGCCGGTGCTGACGGCCATCAACGGACACCTGACGGCGGTGGAATGGAAGGCCAACCAGAAGGCAAGATCGGCGGATATGAACGCTTACGAGGCGCGGCTGGCTCGCTGGCGCGATGGACTGAATGCGGCGTGGGCGACCAACAAGGGCAAGTACGGCGTTGGGATTCGCGTGGAGCGCGAGGTCACTGCGATTCCAGAGCGCGTTCCAATGGAACGTGGAACGGACAGGGACTTGGAATATCCGGGCGGGACGGCGGGCTATTCCAAGACGCAGAACGCGATGGGAAAGGCACTGGAATACTATCGTTCCAATCCGCACATGCTGACCGCCGATCCGCGCACTCTGGAAGATGCGGTGGGCGTGAAAAAGTCTACTCTGTACCGGGCGCGGGCGCAGGTAAGCAATGAGGTGAGCAATGGAAACTGAGTCCTTCGTTCACCAGAAAACACTCGCCGGATAAATCCGGGAGTCGTTGACAATGTCCGCAAAGAACCGAAGGAAACGAAGTGAGCGGTGAGTCTGGCGCGCTTAACCCGAACGGATACGGCGCTATTCTGGTTGATCCACCGTGGGCGTTCAAAGTCTGGTCGAAGGATACCGGTCAGGGGCGGAGCGCCGAAGCACACTATCCTACTATGCAGCCGCATGAGTTGGCCGCCCTGCCGGTGCGCGATCTGGCGGTGAAGGATTGTGCGTTGTTTATGTGGGCAACGTGGCCGGTACTGCCGCAAGCTCTCGCGCTCGGCGCGGCATGGAATTTTGAGTACAAGACCGCAGCGTTTGTCTGGGCCAAAACGCTTCGCAGTGGATTCGGCTGGTTCTTCGGCATGGGCTACTATACTCGCGCCAATACAGAGTTCGTGCTGCTATTCACGCGAGGCGCGGTCAAGCGCAAGGAGCGGAACGTGCGTCAGTTGATCGTCGCTCCGTTCACACGCCACTCCGAGAAGCCGTCTGAGCAGTACCGGCGTATTGAACGGCTGGTCGAAGGCCCGTATATCGAACTGTTCGCCCGGCAGCGCCGCGACGGGTGGGATGCGCTCGGCAATGAGATTGACGGCATGGATATTCGTGATGTGCTTGGCAGGACGCCATAACCGCGCGGGACAATTGGTGCTTTACATTCTATGCACTACGCCGTATAATATACATATACGTGAGAGGGAGGACGCAATCATAAACATGACGTACCCGGATTGGATGCAGGAAGCGGTTCGCATTGAGCGTGAGATGCGCGAGGAGATCGCGGAAAAGGCGCGTATCGAGCGCGAACAGCAGGAAGCCGATGAGCGTCGGCTGGGCCGGGCGTTGCCGGAGGCGCTGGCCTTCTTCGACATCGCCATCCCGGCGCAGGAAACGAACCGCGTCGAGTTGGACTTCGTGGCGTTCAGCCTTCGCAACTTCGACTTCGAGCCGGTGTGCCACAATGAGGACGGAACGGCGAGCCGGTACAACTTCAGGCTCAAAACCGAATTGCTGTGTGGGCCGGGCAGCGGCATGGAGCGGGCGGTGCTGGTGACTGCGAGCGCCGACGAAGCGGACGCGATCAAGCAGGCCCGCCGTGAGTTCGCGCAGATCGTGGTGGACTTTCACCATCGGGCTGCGCTTCACAAGCTGGCGTCGGCGATGATGGTGAGCGCGCTCGGCTCGCTGAATGAAACGATTTACCCCGCGTTGGCGTGTATGACGGACGTGTACGAACCAGGAGCAACTCCTGAAGAGTTCGCACGCAAAACGACGGTGCCCGCCTTCCTCGAATGGGCGGTGACGGAGGAGTTCTATCAGGCGGCCAGGTGGGTGGAAGCGGCGCTCGAAGCGCTGCTGAATGCGCCGGGACAGGCGGGGTGATCGCCCCGGCGGAGGGGCAAATGCCGCTGTTCGCGGCGGATGGAGGGTGGCTGTGATGGCCACCTTCGACACGATCATCTATGACGGCGAAAGCATGTTTCGTGGGTGGACGCTCGGCAATGATGACGGCTGCCAAATCGAGTTGTCATCGTACTGGCTCGACCAGTTTGTCCGCATGGGTGTTCTGCTTTGTACGTCGCGCCCAACCGGATCGCCTGCGTGATTCTCTCCACAACTTCTGGCGTGTATTGCGTCTTACGCCCGGCCATCGTCGTCCACCAGTCGAGGCGTCAGCCCCATGTCGGATAGGCGCTGCAACGTCACCGCGCAGTACTTCGGTTCGATTTCCATCCCATAGCCAATGCGCCCCGTCTGTTCGCAGGCAACGAGGGTTGTGCCGCTGCCGGAAAACACATCTAGCACTGGCTCGCCGCGCTTGGACGAGTTCTCTATGGCACGCGCTACCAGTTCGGGCGGCTTCATTGTGGGGTGCTCAGGAGACTTTGCTGGTCGGTCCACATTCCATACGGTAGTCTGCTGCCTGCCGCCGTAATAGCGGTGTCCTGCGTTCGGAAGCCAACCATAGAAGATAGGTTCGGCCTGCCAGTGGTAATCCACGCCCATCGGTGAGAGGGTGGCGTTGTTCTTCACCCACTGGATTGTCTGCCGCCAGATGCCACGCTCCTTCAAGGCTTGCCCAAATAGTACATGTAGCGGCCCCGCCGGGGCCGCTACATACCAAGCTCCCCCGGCGCGGCAGTTGGCAGCGGCAGCATCGAACGACGCACGCAGCATCGCCATGAGTTCAGGCTCGTCCAGCGTGTCGTTCGTCAGGTTCTCTTCAACGCGATTACTCAGACCAAGCGCGTTCAGCATCTTATTCTTGTCGCCCACCGATACGCCGTAAGGCGGGTCAGTCCACACCATCTCGGCGCGTTCGCCATCCATCAACCGCGCCACGTCATCGGCGCTCGTGCTGTCCCCGCACATCAACCGGTGCGTGCCCTTGCCCGCTTTCGACGGGATAGCCCACACCTGCCCGCGCTGGACGTTCCACTGCGCTTGCAGTTCTTCGGCCTTGTTGATTTGCGCGCCGGGGTCAGCGGCGGGTTCGGGTGGCGTCAATTCATCGAGCATCGCCTGTAAATCATCGGCGTCGAAGCCCGTCACCTCCATGAGCGCAACGTCCTGTTCATGGAGGGATTGCAGCAGCGCGGCCAGTTCCGGTTCATTCCAGCCACCGAGCGCGCTCGTCTGATTATCCGCGATCAGGAATGCGTCCAACTCAGCGTCGCTATTGAAGCTGATCCCCCGAATGATCGGGATGCACCAGCGCCCCTGCTCATCCGTCATGACGTTGGCGGGCGGGTCTTGCCCGTCGGCCTTGATCGCCGCCAGCGCCTGCACACGCCCATGACCTGCAACGATCAGGCCGGTTCGCTCATCTACCACAATCGGGGTAACGTAACCGAACCGGTTGATACTGCGGATTATCGCGCCGAGGTCGTGGTCTTTGGGATTGCGGGGGTGAGGCCGCTGCTCATCAATCGGCTCATAGACGGTTCGGATTGGGGTGGTCATAGAGTCTCCTTCTCAGCGGGATGGCCGGGCGTTTGAGAAGGAGAGAACGCCTAACCATCCCGCCGCTTATCATAACACGGAAATGAGAATATCTCAACCGAGTTGAAAAAGGCTATTTACATTATCCTAGAACGGCGCTATACTATTTGGTAGATTGAGGGAGGGGCGTTATGACTTGGCAAACGACGCATATACGGCATACGACCGCCATTGAGCCGGACTATCCGGCAAATATGCGGTATGCCCACCTTATCACGATTGAGTGGGAGTCGGAAAACGGGATAGGGCGGGAGTGCGTGATTGGGTTCGGGCCGACTGTGTTTGCGTCTGAGCAGGACGCCTACCGGCAGAAGGCGGACTGGATGCGCTGGATGGACACGCAGGAAGGATGTGCATCATGAACACGATCTCCGATCTCGCAGCCATTTGTATTCTGATCGGGCTGCTGTACGGCTGGCTGGCCGTCGGCGGCTGGATTGTGGAGCGGAAGTCAGGGCGGCGATGACCGCCCAAATCAGAACCGTTCTGGAGAGGGAGACGCAATCATGACCGAGCACGGTTGGATGTTCGCAGAAGCTGCGCCGGAGGGCTGGGTTCGTACTAGTCCTGATGAGTACACCACGTTGCGGGGAAAGCGGTACGAAACGTGGCAGGCAGAAGACACGCGGGAATATTTCCTCGTTCCCGTTTTGAACCCCATGTGTGGCGAGTACGCGCAGTTCGCGTTCGCCGAGGCCGTGTCGAAGGGGCAGGCCGAGGCGCTGGACAGGATTCGCCGCGCCGATTCAACCAATAGCGGCGTGGGCGGCGTGGTGTGGTGGAGGGAGGCGCAATCATGACTGATAGCGGGCGCGTACTCTGGAACATACGCGAGGCGGGTAGGCTTTTTGCGGCAGCGCGAAACGAGATGTCCGGCCTCACGTTCGCCCTCAACACGGGCATGGAGTTTGCCGAAGCGCTTTCGGTTTTAGAGCGCAATGTGCAGGCCCTACGCATTGAGGTTCTCGCTCATACCGAGAATCCGTTTAGAAAAAATCACTCGGCAAAGCCAGAGGAAGGGGCGCAATCGTGATTTTCAAACAGATAGACGCAATCCTTTCAGGCTCGAAGACTCAGACGCGGCGAGTGGTGAAGCCGGGCGAGGGCATGTACAAGGAGGCGCTCGCCCTCACAGCGGCTGGCAACGTCAAGTGGGCTGTCGGCCGCAC